TGTTTTCCAAATTCGTGACACAACACACCAATGACATCATCAGCTTCAGCAGTGTCTACTTGAATAACCTTGTAAGGGAAAAATTCTTTTAATTCATCTCTGACGTTATTAAGACAGTTGAAGATATGAGGCCAATCGTATTCAGAATCATCTCTATTCTTTTTACGATGCGCCTTGTAGTATGGAAAAAGTTTCTTTCTCCAATTATTGGTATCATCACAGCATATAACTAACTCGCCATACTTTTCATTGAACTTAACTCTATTAGCTCTAAGAGAATTAAGAACCATATGACGAAGTAAGTCTTCGCTGACTTCTACATCACCACGTCCGTGGATCTGTGCCATCAAGTTGCTGATCATTACCTGATTAAGGTCGACCAATATCATATTCTATCTCCAAATCAAAACATCATTATACTTTAATTTTGATTATTAGTCAACAGTGCGGTTTAAATAATCCTTCCAATGATTGATAAAAATTGCACTGTCTTCTACATTAATTAATTGATTAGTTACTCTTTGTAATGGGTGGTCAAGATCACTTGCTTTCATCAAACACGACTTAATAGATTCGCATACCATTAACATTTCTCTATCAAGTTCGTTTTTATTGTTATTAAGATCAATACCTCTTGCTTGAACATCATCAAACAATTGATACGTTAATTCGATAGCTGTATTGAGACAAAGTTCAAACTGATACTTCTGTATATTAGCTTGGCGTTCTTTTTCGCTCTTTACAAACTCTTTGTTTTCCCTATTGAGAGGGAACTGGATTACATCGCCCATGATATTATTTAGCTTTCTTTTCTCGGGCTTTACGCATACGTTCTACGAAAGCTGCTTTTTGAGCTTCAGTCATAGGCTTACGTTTTTTCTTAGTAGTTTTCTTTTTAGTTTTAGAAGTAGACTCAACCATAATATGTCCCTTTTCATTATATTTCAAGGGCTTCATGCCAAATGCTTCACGTTCTTCGTTTTCTAACTCAGGTGTCCACACTTGCATCCAGTCTTCATAGTATACGCCAAACTCTCTTTTAGGTTTTCCGTTTTCATGATATCCCATAGCAATGCAATACTTACTAACTGTCTTTTGCATATCGCCACCAGCAAACATACTTGTGTATGCACCTGTCTTTAAATAGCTTTCTAATTGTCCAACATAAGCATTCCACATTTCTCTTCTAGCAAGTGCACCATTGACTCCTGCTACGTGTGATCTATGTTCTGCTTGCTTATGTGCTTTAGCTTCTTTGATCCAAGCTCTAACATTCACCATACTAAAGTCATGGTCATCTGGTAACGCTACAACCTCTTTACTATACTGAGCATACTTAGGAGGATTCTTTTTATATCTTTCCTCTCTAGCTTTTGCTAGTCTATCTGCGGCCGCTTGTTTCTGGTCTTCATTCATAATCTAAGCTCTCCAAAATCTCCATTTGATTATACGTCGCATCTTTATAACCAATTTTACCTAGCTTTTTATGATGCTGAATAGTTTGTTTACCAGGATAATAACATTGAGTAACAGGTGCTGTTTGTGTTCCTATTAGACCTCTCATCACCATATCATTTACTTTTTGATCCCATGTTACATCTATAACCTCAGAGATTTCATTTTTAAATCCAAGTGTTGGCCACAAAGCTCTTATCTTTGGATATCTTGGATTCATCTTTGATTTTGTGTATTGCCATATCTTTGTATGTATTTCAGCTAATGGTCCTGCATCTATTGTTTTTTTAAATTCCAACCAATCTCTCATCATAAATTTTGCCATGTCTTGATTAATATATATGCACTCAGCAGCAATTCCAGGACACCAAACATCCCAATCTTTCCAATCTTCTAACATTGAATTTAGCTTTTCTGGGTGTCTTACAAATGCATCATGTTCTAAAATAATAACCTTTTCACCGCTTTCAGCAATATGCTTCCACCAATGGAACATAGAAGTCAAACATGCTTTTTCCGTTAATGTAATCTTATGTGCTTTGCCAGGCTTAGAATATTTTGATGCACTACTATACTTGCCCCATGGTACTTCAAAAGTAGCAGAGTCTAAGGTATCTGGTGTATAACATTGCCACCTTTCTACCTTTACGTTCTTTATTGGTTCCCAAGTTTTGAGAGCGACTTTACTATAAGCCATTGATATTGGATTATTGAAGTCGCAAATCATAACAGCTCTAAAATTCATTTTTGCATTTTCCTATAAATAATATTATAAATCAACTATCAATTTTTTTATATTTATTTCATTTTACTGTTGACTTATAATAAAACTGCATGTATCATCCTTCTTTGTGAGAAGGGCAGGATAAAAGGCGTATGGAATTTAAAACACTAGATGAAACATTAATTAACTCGGACGTATGCATTCGTTGTGGACATTGTTGTAAGTGGACCACTAAGACTCATGTTCGAAATAGCAAGGGCGTCGATTGGCTCAATGCTGTGGTTGAAGATAATGAGCTCGTGGGCATTATAAAACACAATTCAATCAAAATGGAAGATGGTACAAGGGTAGAACCGTTCGAATTAGAAATCAGATGTTCGAAGCTGGTTATTGATAATGAAGAGAAAACTGCCAAGTGTAGCATCTATAAAAATAGACCACAGGTATGTAGTGATTATAATTGTTTCGAGCATGCAAACAAATTGAAAAGAAGACCTCAAAATTTTGTGCGAATACAAAAATTAATAAAAGAGGTTCATGGTATTGATGTAGAGTGGGAAAATGAAATGAAGCCTGTGTCATACAAAGATAAAATAGAACGTCTTATAAAAACTAAAGAAATATTTTAAAAAAGTGTTGACTTCAAATAGACCATTTAGTATAATGTATGCATAATTTGAAATAAGGAGATAAATTATGGCACATATGGTAGAAACAATGGCTTACGCAGGGGAACTTCCTTGGCACGGTCTTGGTACTAAAGTAGACGAGAATATCGGAGTTGACGGTATGCTCAAAGAAGCTGGACTAGATTGGAGAGTCGCTAAGATTCCTTCTTTTGCTAATTTTAATGGCAAAGAAATCTATTCTGGTCATGATATGTTGGTAAGGGAGTCTGATGGACAACCTTTAGACATGGTTAAACAGAACTGGGTTCCAGTTCAAAACGCTGACGCTTTTGAATTCTTTAGAGAGTTCGTAGAAGCTGGCGACATGGAGATGCACACAGCTGGATCTCTTCAAGACGGTAAAAGAGTTTGGTGCTTGGCAAAAGTAAAAGACGACTTTACTATTAATGGTAAGGACTTAGTAGAGTCATATCTACTTTTGACTAACCCACACATGTATGGTAGAGCAGTAGACATTAGGTTTACTCCTATTAGAGTTGTATGTAATAACACACTAACTCTTTCTCTTGCTCAGAAAGGTGATTATCAAATCTCTCTTAACCATAAGAAAGCGTTTGATGCACAAGAAGCTAAAGAGCTTTTAGGTATCGCTAAAGGTAAAATGGAAACATACAAAGATATGGCTTCATTCTTATCTTCTAAGAGATACTCAGAAGATCAACTTAGAACATACTTTGCTACAGTGTTCCCTAACCAGAACCCTAAGCTAAGAGGTGTAGGATTTGATCCTAAGTCTACAGAAGACTTTCAAAAGTACGCTTCTAAGAATGCTAAGACAGCTATGGAAGTCATTAAGACTCAGCCTGGTGCTAACTTTGCTGAAGGTTCATACTGGCAAGCATTTAATGCAGTCACATTTATGACTGATCATGTTCTTGGTAGAGAGAACGACACAAGACTAGCTTCAAGCTGGTACGGTGTTAACAAGACTAAGAAAGTTAACGCATTAGAGACTGCTCTGGAATTTGCACAAGCTGCATAGTCCAGTCTGGAGCCGAAAGGCTAGCTCTATAAATAGTGAGGCGCAAGCGCCTCACACCTTTTTATTATATGGAATATAAAGTAGAAAACATTATTAGTGAAGAAGATAGAGTTGAGTTAATCAAGCTCTATAACTCTATTCCAACAAACAAGGCATCACAAGATTATAACCTCTTTACTGTAGACAAAAGAAGACTCTTTGATGACGACTTAAAACATATAGCGCTTAAGAAGTTAGATGAATACGCAAACATAGATGTATACAGTCACTACTTTGTAATGTATGAAGAAGGTTCATTTACACGTATGCATACAGACAATGATGATGATATACAGCTTACAATTGTAACATTATTAGATAGTCAAGACCTCATTGGTGGTGAAACGATAGTTCATTTGCCTCATGACTATAAGGGAAGAGATAAAAACCAATATAGAAAAGGTAAGATACCTCTCAAAGATCAAAGAGTAATGCCAAAAGTTGTTCGGGTTGATAAAGGACAATCAATGGTATATGATAAATCTTTATTACATGGTGTAGCTCAAGTTGAGCAAGGCAAAAGATTAGTATTGGTTAGTTGGTATGGAAAAGCAGTATCATAATAAAGTATCAGATAGATTTTTGCCTCTTATAGAAGAAGGACATGAGTGGGGATACAAATTGATGAGAAAACTTGTCAATCCAAATCCTACAGCATTAGAAGTAGTAGAGCAATACCAATATGCAAAAGAAAATGGCTGGCTATCTAAAAACGATGCAGCTAATTATAACAATAGATGGCTACAATTTAGAGGAAAGTTTTTAGGACAATTCGATAGAACTAGTGCTTTTATGAAAAAGTATTTTGGTATAAAACATTCTCACGTCTATGCTAATTGGATTAGAGATGGTCACACTTTTGGTAGACATAAAGATACAATGGACGTAATTATTGTTCAAATGTGGAACGAAGTTGCTTATTGCGTTGAAAGTGAGAACCAACATACGAGTTTTACAATGTCACCAGGTGATGCTTTATATATAAGGCACGGGGTATACCATACCCCAATAGTAATCCAAGAAAGGGCAACAATGTCATTTAGTTGGAATTAGATGTTGACTTTTATTAAGATATAGCATAAAATAGCTGTATTATTCGCCACACAATCTGGTAGTGTGGCAGCGGAAAGACAAGCAAGAGCGGGGGTTTGTCGGATATACGCGCGAGGGTACTAACGAGGGGCGACGATATCACTTTTAATATGAGAAACTTATAATATGCCTAACAATCCACATACGCCATTTAGATTAGACGATCCATTACAGGACTATAAAAATTACAGAGCACCTACTAATATTGATCCACTCGTAATAAATTGGAAAGGTAAAATTGGGTACGGTGATATCATAAGTCCAATATCTTATGCAGCTAATATAGCTGATAAAAATAGAACGGATGTTGTACTGAGGTTTCATTGGGATGCACCAGGTCCAAAAAAATATAAACCAGAAGACAAAGAAACAATTCAAGATTGGGTAGAGTATACCTATAACTATATTAAGAAGCCTAGATTCTATAATCTAACAATAGAACATGTATACAATAGCAAGCTAGACTACAACCATGATAATTATGATTATGATAGAGATGATATGCCATATCATAATATGAGATTTGGAACATATGGCTTTAACTACGAACATTATTCACATGACAATTTTAAAAACGTTGCTATGGTTACAAGTATTAAACATAAGCAATTACTTCATGAATATGATCCACACAAGGCTTGGAAAGATCCTCTTGGTCAAACGCCTAGTGGATTTGCATGGCCAAAAGTATGTGCATTAATTAAAAAGAGAGGTTGGAACTTAAAATATGTTCATTATGAAGACAAGATGGACGATGTAGTTAAAAAACTTAACATGTCATGCGGTGTTATTGGATATCATGGTGCACATATGTGGGTAGCTAGAATGCTAGGTCTACCAATGATTGTTTTTAGTGAAAAGGAATTATCTGAAAGAGCATTTCCATGGGCAATAAGATTCAAATATTATAGCGACTTTCATCCAGAAAATATAGATGAATATTTTGCTATGTCAATACAAAAAAGAGAGGAGGCAATACGTGAATACAAATACTATCTCACCCACCCAAATATTCATAGGCTACGACAGCAGAGAAGCTAAAGCATACGATGTTTGCAAATTTAGTATTGAACAGGTTTCTGATATAAAGATCAATAAACTGTTCAGTGAAGATATAGAAACATATAATAGAGACTGGGGCGAGCCTCAATCTACTGATTTTACATTTACAAGATTCTGGGTTCCGCAGCTAAGCAATTATGAAGGATGGAGTTTTTTTGTTGATTGTGATTTTGTTTTCTTAGCGGATCCATTAGAGATACTAAAAGACATTGATGAAACTAAAGCAGCATATGTAGTACAACATCCAGGATACATTCCTAACAGTCAAATAAAAATGGATGGGATAGCACAGCATAGAGCATATAGAAAGAACTGGGCTAGCTTTATTTTATTTAACAACTCTCATCCAAAAAACAAAAGATTAACTACAGAGTTTCTTAACAACCACAGACCAGGATTAGACTTTCATCAACTTAGATGGTTAGATGATGAAGACATAGGTGCATTGCCATTAGAATGGAACTGCTTAGATGATTATTATTACTTAGAGAATCCAAAAGCAATTCATTATACAGATGGCGGACCTTGGTTTGATAACTACCAAGAAACAATGTATAGTGATAAGTGGATTGAACTAAAAGAACAAATGCAAAATGAAGGGAAGTAAGTTTAATAATCAAATTACTCTAGTAATGACATGGTATGGTCAAGAGGATCATCTCATGAATCAAATGGAATTTTATAATAGGATGGCACAAAAATATCCTAGAAATATTCCAAGGTTAGTCGTAATTAATGACGGCCATGAAGAAGGAAGACAGTTTTTTAGAAATTGTATTAAAATTCATAGAGACAGGTTTGAATTAATTGGTATTGATGTGATGGATGATGTGGGATTTAATTCTCATGCATGTAGAAATCTAGGTGTAAAATATGCCAAGACTGATTGGATATATTTAATGGACGTAGACTGTTATGAATCGCCAGGACTATATGAGCATCTTAGATTTCACAAAGAACTTAGAGATGATATGTATTATGTTCCTAAAGTAGATATGGAGTCACCAGAAAATATGTCTGGTTATGAATTGCTATGTCCGAAAGGAATTATAAAATATAAGACTCATCCTAATACTTGGGTCATGACAAAAGAATGCTTTTGGTCAACTGGAGGATATGATATTGAGTGTCAAGGTGTAAGACATGGCGACGCTGAATTCTTCACTGCTATTGGAAGACCTGGTGTAAAAGAATGGGATTATGATTTAGTTAGTGATGATGATGACAAAAGAATGATAGTAAAGACCCCAAGAAGAGATTCATTCTACATTAGACAAGAAAGAGGCAAACAAAAACAGGCAGCAGAAATAATTAACTATATTAGAGTTAGGAATAATAATCCGTACCACAAGTATAGAAAAACCTTGTGGAACACACCCTTTGAATTAGTATGACAAAACAAGTAGAACTTAAAGTCGTAAGCTCATCTGAGTTTGCTAAGATGATAAATGAAACCGTAGCAGAGAGTAATGGCACAATAAACCATTTAGAAGCAGTGCAAGAATTTTTAGAACAGAACGAAGAGATTGAACCGGAAACAATTGCATCATTGATACAAAGAAATCAAAAGCTAAAAGCTATTCTTTATCAAGATGCAGAGACATTAAACTTAGTAGAAAAAGAGAGCAGGCTGCCAGTTGATTAGAGGTACTATAAAAAGAGTGGAACCATATGAAGCATACATCAAATACTTAGCACTAAAGTCTCATTTTACTCAAAAGAAATATGACTTCGTAAAGTATAATGGTAAGGTCAAGGCTTGGCGTACTACATTCGAAACTAGAAAAGACAAATACTTTTTCTATAAGCTAAGCAAGATGAAAGATCCTGTAGAGTTTCTTATTGCTAACTTTATAGATAATGATGATTTTTATGTAGGTGATATCAGAGATGATAAAGCTAATGAAGTGTATATGGAATACAAAAAGAGACAACAAGCTCTATCATATACATTTAAAAGCGACCTAGGTAAAATGAAAGAGGACTTCAATGAAAACATTGTTGTTCCTAAAAACGAACACCCCTATCTGTTAAGGTTATACATGCGAAGAGATATTTGCATAGAAACGTTGACTTTAATTAATAGATGTGTTAATATATTCAACTATTGGGATAAGGAATTGGAAGGAGACATTATGTGGCCAACCATTAAAATGAAAGCTGAAAAGTTCTCACCCTTCCTCAATGTTGACATAAATAAGTATAGAGAGATTATTCTTTCTACATTTAATAAAACGTAATAAAACGACATACAACGCGATATACCGCATACAGGAGAAATACTATGTCTGATTCATTTCAAGCGCTTAAGCGCAATCGTACTGAGGGCTTTGATAAGCTAACTCAATCATTAAATAAACTTAACCAAAAGTCTAGCGGACCTGGACCTGATGAGCGTTTCTGGAAACCAGAAGTCGACAAAGCAGGTAACGGATATGCTGTGATTAGGTTCTTGCCAGAACCAGAAGGTGAGGATGTTCCATTCGTAAGAATTTGGGATCATGGATTCCAAGGACCAGGCGGATGGTTTATTGAAAACTCATTGACTACACTTGGTCAAAAAGATCCAGTATCTGAATATAACTCAATGTTATGGAACTCAGGTATTGAGTCTAATAAAGAGAAGGCTAGAAAGCAAAAGAGACGTTTATCTTTTATTTCTAATATCTATGTTGTTAAAGATCCATCTAATCCAGAAAACGAAGGAAAAGTATTCCTTTACAAGTATGGTAAGAAAATCTTTGATAAGTTGAACGAGGCTATGAATCCTCAGTTCGAAGATGAGAAGCCAGTAAACCCATTTGACTTATGGGAAGGTGCTGACTTTAAACTTAAAATCAGAAACGTCGAAGGTTATAGAAACTACGACAAGTCTGAGCTAGATATTCCTGCTCCTTTGTTTGACGAAGAAGAGGCATTAGAGTCTACATGGAAATCACAGTATAAACTATCTGAGTTCGTTGATCCTTCTAACTTCAAAACTTATGAAGAGCTTCAAACAAAACTCAATAGGGTACTAGGTTTAGATGGAGCTGCTCCAAGCACTACTGCTGAAAGCAACTTTGATGCTGAACCACCTGCAGAGATTCCTTCAGCACCAGCTGCTGCTCAACCAGAGTTAGCTTCTGATGATGACGAGTCATTAGACTTCTTTAAGAAACTAGCAGAAGACTAATATGGCAAAGGTTCTAGTACTCCTTTCTGGAGGCTGTGAGTCTACAGCATTACTAGAGCATGCAAAGCAAAAAGGACATGACGTTATGGCAATGCATGTCCTTTTTTCTGAAACTTCACTTCAAGAAATAGATAGTTGCAAGGAATTTTGCAAATACTATGACGTGCCTTTATACTTTCCGTCTATTGAAAATAAATCATTTAATAATAAACATCATCTAAGAGCTATCCCTTATGATATTATATCTTGGATATTAATAGCAGCATCATCTGCCATAAGAGCTCAAGACATTGCGGAAGTTTGGTATGGTGCTTGTTTCAATGATGACTTAACTACTATTGGTAAACTAGATACTTTATGGAAACTTTTGAGAGACGTATCTGATAAACCAATTAATACGGTTATAAGATCACCTTTATACAAATTTTCTAAAATAGAACAATATACATCAATACCAATAGAAATTAGGAAGCATGTTGTTTATTGTTGGAAGGATAGAAAAAACCCTTGTGGCGAATGTAATAAATGTAATGAATGGAAAGAGCAGGGATTAACTAAGCATGGCTAACTAGGTAAACCTGGACCTATCTTTCTTTTAAAGTTTGCGTCTGGCTGTCTTGTAACAGTTGTTACATTGCTTACTGATTGATTAGTTGATCCGCCTACGTTATTCATGGTAAACCTTCCTTGACCACCGCCAGCATAACCAGCTCTCTTTTCTTCTAACTCTGCTTGTCTATCACTTAGAGTTACGCCTGAAGCTGATCCATTTTGTCTACCTAACATAGCAGCTGCATCTTCTTGGAACTCAGCAGCAACAATTCCAGCACCTTTAGTTTGAATAGCTGAATCAATAGCAGATACTACTTTATCCTTTTCAAGTGTTACTGTTCTACCTCTATCATCTTTAGCAAGGTAATTTCCATCTCCATCTTTACCAGTAACAGTATACTCATCTTTCTTAGCACCTAAGTCCTTAAGTCCAGATACCTTAATAGGATATATCTCTTTATCACTTACGCTTCTACCTACTCCAACATCAATAGTAGACTCAACTTGTTTAGTTGCATCGGCTCCTGCTTTATCAGCTCCTTCAGTAGTCTTAGCTGCATCGGCTTCTGCCTCATTTAGATTAGGAGCTTTAGGTTTATCTCCACCACCCATGACGGCATTAAACCCTTTCATAAATCCTTCTTTAGGAGAAAGACCGCCTGGTAATAATGCTGCAATACCTCCAGCAATACCAGCTGCTAATGCATATGGGAATTTAATTATCTTCATTGCAACGCTAGAGACGAATTTAAGAACATCAAATACTTTAGCAACAATTCCACCAAATGAGAAATCAAAACTATTAAGTTTTTCTTTGACGCCTTCAAATCCTAATGCACCTGCAATCCAACCTATAATATTTTTAACTAAGTTAAGCGGTGCAGCAATTAAGAAATCTAATAAACCAGTTATTGCTCCTTGTAGACCACCGAGTATCTTATCAAATAAAGATCCTTCTGTCTCTACAAATCCAGTTATGAATCCTTTTATGGTTTCAAATAAACCAAGCAATAATAATAATGGATAGAATATTTTACTTACAACAGCTGCTACTTTACCTGCTATAGTTACCACATTCTTAAAGAAACCAAATATTGTTCCAAATATTTTAAACACTCTTCCAAAGAATGATCCAATAGACTTAAAGAAGTTTCCTATCCTAGCAAATCCTTTAGCAAGTGCACCACCTTTAAAGTTAGCTTTTAGTCCTTTAAAGAAGTTAGCAAAAGTTGTACTTAAGGTTTTGATGAATCCTCTGTTGAATACAAACTTTAATGCTTTAAACCAACCTGAAAATATACCTGCTATTGTACCTATAACACCACCTAATATAGCTGCCAGTGCACCCATTAGGCCTCTATCACCTTTACCTTTCTTTTCAGGTCTACCTGTTTGTCCTTCACCAGGAGGAGGAGACGGCGGAGCCATTCCACCGCTATCATCTAATACTTCTTCGCCTCTTTCTCTTTCTGCATCAGCTAATACTAAAGTGTGTTCTGATGTCTCCTTCGTGGCGTCTCTTATTTCTTTTAAAAGTTCAACTACTTCGCCATCATTACCTTCACCAAGAGGACCCTCTTCTTTTTCAGCATCAGGTGCTTCAGGGTTTACTAATTCTTCTTCAGCATCAGCTGCATCTCTTTCTAAATCGAGTTCAGCTTTAGCTACTAAGTCTCCTAGATACTTAACTGATTGAGTTGTTCTTAATCTGATTGCGCCTAATTGATCACTGGCGTCTTTTGTGTTTGTTGCTACTTTGAATAATAGACCGCTGACGAGACCTTTGATCTCGGTTACGATACCTTCGACGTTACCGCCACCTTCGCCAACAGGAAGTGCCATTATTTTTTACCTAAAGCCTGAGCACCAAAGAATGCTGCCACAATACCAGCTACTGCAATAAAGTATACACCAGCCATATCACCTAATATCTTAGCACCATCTTCTAATCCAAATATATTAGAACCTACTACCATTACTGGATACAGTAGCATTCCATATAATGAATACCATGCCATTTGTCTTTGAGCATCACGCATAGCGTCTGCATCTTCAAGTTCTTTTCTTTTGAACTCCATATACATTTCATGCTCTGCTTTTGAAACTTTTCCATCACCATTTGTATCTGCTGGGTGGAACTCTTTTTTTACTTCTTCTGCCATTATTTGAAACTCCTATTCATCTTCTGTTGTTGGGCTTCATGTCTCTCTTTTTCTTTCTGAAGCCATTCTTGTAACATCGCAACGTAAATATCCCTTTCATAGGGTATCAAATTTTCAATTTCTGTTATACTATATTTATGATGCTGAACCAGTGCAAAGACCGTTGAATAGTAGTTTGCCAGCGAATTATGGCTCAGCAACATTAAAAAAAATCGCCTACTCCATTGAGTACGATTTTTCTTTTCTTGTCATTCTTATTAACATAGTTTAGCTCATATGTGAGTCTAGGCAATGTATCAAAGAATTCTTTTAACTTTTCAAATCTTTTTATATCAAAGCTCTTAACAAAATCAAGTGCTTCTTTCTTGGTAAAGTCATCGTATACGTTATCTTCATCATATACTTTAACCAGACATCCAGCAATAAGTTTAAATATCTCTTCTGTTTCAACATCACCGTCTCCGACATTCATTCCTGCTTTAGTCATAATTCCAATAGTAGGATCTTTTAACTCAATAGTAATTTTGTCGTCGAGGACAATCTCATTAACATGATTATCAAACGTTGTTGCTGTCAATTCATCTAGATCAACGTTAAACTTGTAAAGCTCATTGTCTTCTTTGTCTCTATATTGTAGCTCAACAACATTTTGAACAGACTTTGATCTAAGCTGAATGAATAACATTTCTAAATCCACAGAAGGTAATTCATCTATATCAATATCTTCTGGGCTAATAACTACATTATTAATTATTTGCTTCATTGCTTTAATCTGAGCTGCAACGTCAGCCTCTTTACCAACAAGCAATAGCTTTTCTTCTTTAACTAAAAAAGGTCTGAATGTGACATCTATTCCTGAAATTGGTAATGTGTAATCAAATGTAGGCGTATCAATTTTTGGTAAAGCCATTATATTTCTCCATTATTAATTGTTCTTTCCGCCAAGTGCTCCTAGGAAAGTTTGTGCATTACTGACTATATTTATAGCGTCTCCTACATTGTTAGGAGTTTTCATAGAAGAGATTAATGAAGTACCGGCAGTACCTAATCTAATCAATCTTTCAAAACCACCAAGTGCCCTGTCAGTAGCAGGCCCTGGTCCTTCTTGTAAATCTGTTGTCCAATATCTTAACTGGAAGTTAACTTGGACTCTTGCAAACTCATCGTTTTGCTGCCAACCCATAGTAACATCACCTAGTACGCTAGGCCATACTTCATGAGCTGTAAGTGTTAATATTTTATTTGCTGAGACATCATAAGTTGTAATATCCATTTTGCCAATATAGTTTTCTCTATAATATTGCTCACCAAACTGAGCACCATTTCTTTCACCTAATGGTTTAGATGCATCCATATTGATTACATTATAGACCCACTCTTGGAAAAAGTTTAAATTACGACCATTTTGATCTAACATAAAACTTGCAGAGATTTCTGATGGCAATAATCTACCTGGTCTTCTATCATACGGTCCAACTCCAAGTCTTGATATATCTGAAGGGTTAATTGATAGACCAGGCAAGTTAACTGCATCACAGAAAAAAGTTAATGATCTAGGTGTTTCTGTTCCTGTCCAAGACCAACCAGGACCAGGATAGATAGTCACGACATATCTATTAGCTCTCATTAAGCTATTTGTTGATTGTAGTTCTGACTTAAACTTATCTAAGTTAAATTCTTTTTGATTACCTTCACGAGGTTTCTCAAGACCAATACCCTTGCCTAAGTTAAATAGATTTTTTGCTATGTCTGCTATCTTTGCCATTATTGATTTCTTTTTCTTCTCTCTGTTAAAGAGTCTCTGTATATTCTATTTATGCCAGCTTTCCTAAATCGTGCGAGTGGCATCATCATAATAAAGTCCCATGCTTTAGGAGGAACGTAAAGATATTGTCCAACAACTCTTTGCATGTTATACCTTTTCCACATAGGCTTAAATGACATGAGGTTTCTTCTCTTCTTCATAAACTCAAAATTGACTCTAGGCGCTAGCTTTCCTCTAATACTTGTAGCAAGTTCGTCTCCTGTAACACCTGGATTCATAACATATGGAAACAGCTCATTCATTAACTCAGCTCTATAGATAGGAGGTAAGTAATGAAAGTTTAATCCTTGGAAGTAATCTTTTTTTTCATATACATTTAACACCAATACAACTGGGAACATATCATAGTAATCAGCATTTTGTTTTGATATTGGATTTCTATAATTAAACATATACATCCTACCAGGTAAAAGTCTTTTTGTTCTACCTGCGCTTTGCAATAGCTGCATAGGATTGTTTTTAGCCTCTTCTTCACCGAGCTCTCTCAATCGTTTGATAGGGTCACCTTCAAACTTTTTATACATTTCTTTCATCGACTTGAATTCAAAATCAAATTCTTCCGATGTCATCTTAATAGCTTTTTGAAAAAAGTATGCTGGCATTATCCTAGTACTCCAAGATCATCTTGTGTCATTATCATGAACTTCATTCCTTTATTATTACAAAACTCTTCTGCTACCTCAAACTTACGCTGATTAACAGCAAATTGTGCAACCTCTTGAACATATCTTTTGGTTCTTCTTTTAGGTTTAGGTGGAGGTACTAAATGTTGTTTAGGCTTAACTTCAATTACCATTTGAGTACCATCATCCTTTTCGACCCAGAAATCTGGGAAATATCTATGCATTCTCCTATCAATAGGACTTCTGTATGGTATACAAAACTCCTCAGAAGCCCATTTTATTATCTGAGTATGAGAATCTAAGTATTTCATTAGCTTGAGCTCCCACAAACTTCTATAAATAATATTATTAGGATCACCTTTATATTTTTTGGGATTTCGAGCAACAAATTTTCCTGAATAAGCCATAAGGGTATTTATTAGAGATTACGTATGAGCGACGCAATAAAGGCAGGCAGAAGAAATGCGGGAACAGTATTCCCGACAAAAGCTATTGCAGAAAAAGATAGTTCTGTAAAATTAATGCAGTTTCCTTCAGACTTAGGAACACATCAGTTTATCATGAACTTTGTCAGATTCTCACTAGCTGGGAAAGCACAACCACCAAACACGGATGTAATTACATCTGTAGCATTACCTATTCCAGGACAAGGTATAACGGATAAGATTGGTGTAAAGTATAACCAAGATGAGTTAGGAGTTGTTGGAGGTTCTTTAATTGGAGCAGTGGCTTCAGCTGCTAATGCAGTAGAAGCAGCACAGGCAATGGATCCAGTTTCATTATCTGCAGAAGGTGCTTTAAAAGACATGATACAAGGCGGTGCTGCAGCTGGTAGATCTGCTATTAATGAATTAGGTATGGGTGTTGGAGGAGCAGCAGACCAGGCATTTGGTAATATTGTAAATCCTCACGTTGTACTTTTATTCAAAAACGTGGACTTAAAAACGTTTACATTACAGTGGAAGTTCGCTCCTTCAGATGCAGAAGAATCTAAAACACTTTGGCAAATACTTAACAAGATAAGAGAGCATGCTCATCCAAGACAACAATCAACATACAATGACGCTAACTTTTTTATGAATTATCCAGATCAAGTAGACTTATATTATGAAGGTGTTGGTGAATATTTACATTACTTCAAAAGAAGTGCAATAACAGGTATGGATGTAAACTATCAACCAGAGGGCGAAAATATGTTCTTTGCTGGAACTAAAGCACCAACAAGAATTGATTTATCTTTATCATTCCAAGAAACAGAAATATGGACTGCTGAAGATTATCAAAATTCGGAGATTAGATAATGGCTATTAAAGGATACTTCAACAATATACCAAGTATACAATATGGAAGCAAGGTAGCTAGAAATCTTTTAGCTAGACCAATAATTAAAACTAAAATACTTGCTAATCCTACATTAATATATGATTATACTATACAAGATGGTCAAAGACCGGATCAAATAGCAGATGCATATTACGGAAATGTTAACTTCGTATGGCTAATATTCTTAGCAAATAACATTGTAGACCCATATTATGATTGGCCATTGACATCAAATCAATTTGAGGATTTTATAATTGACAAATATGGATCAGTAGAAGATTCTAAAAAAATTGCTTCAACAACTAATATAGTTCATTATAAACATAATACAAAAGGCACAATCATATCCAAAGATTCTTATGATAGCGGTACATATACTTGGAGCAAGTTGTACGGACAGACTGGAAACTATACAGCTGTAAGACAATATGAATATGAACTTGAACTTAATGAGGCTAAAAGAAATATTAAGTTAATTGATAGAAGAGTAGCAAACAAGGCTTTTGATGTACTTAGAGAAGCTATGATAGAGAATGGATAATGTCAGCAGGATTCGTTGTAAATCAATATGAGTTATTAGACTCAGTAAAGATAAAACACGCAGGCGGTGAAGTAGATGTTACTTCTATTATGGCACTGTGCTCAATAAAAGAGGACTTTGAGTATGAAGAAGTAAGAGCTCAAATGGTAGTAATGGATAGCTCGGGTGGTTTAGATGCAATAGAGTTTGATGGCACTGAAACATTTAAGATAAGTTTTAGCAGCACACAAGAAGATGATAAAATAATATCTCTGCTGTTTAGAATATATAAAGTTGATTACAAAATAGACGAAGAAAAGACTGATGTAAAAATTTATACTTTTGATGCGTTTACGCCAGAATGTATGAAACAATCATCTATGGACATAAACCAATCGTTTAAATCTAATATTCATAAATCAGTCAAACACGTATTTGATAAGTTAGGTACGGACAAGAAAATAAACATACACGAGACAACTGGTTCTTATACCTATATTGTTCCAGGAATGACTCCGTTTGAAACTATGGACTTCTTTGCTAGAAGAGCTTACGATTCAAACTATAGAGCATCAGCTTTTTTATTTTATGAAAACGTAGATGGATATAACTTTAAAAATTTAGAAAGAGTTATTGCAGAAGAGAGAGGCAATGCAATAGAGTATAAGTATACTCCTACATCAACAGTACCAGATCCTGACCCTCAGCACACTATAACTCAAATGGACTTACCTTCTAATAAAGATGTAATGGAAAAGATAATGAGTGGTGCATATGCAAGTGCAGTTAGAGAAATTGATCTTATTAATCAAAGAGTAAACTCATCTACAGTTAGAGTAAAAGAAGATTTTGTTACGTTTGAACATTTAGATGATGTTGCTATGTCATTAGACTCAAAAGCAATAATAGACGAGCACTTAAATACTATTAATAGTACTCAATGGATTAACAATATAGGCGTTGATGATAAAAGAAAAGAACTTATACCTAGAAGAAAATTTTATCTTGATTGCTTAAATCAAGTATCTTTAACCTTAACAGTACCAGGTAATTCTAATTTAACACTTGGTAAAGTATTAGACTTAAACATATTAGAGATGTCTGGTAAGACACAAGACAAAGGACAAGAACCTAAGATATCTGGTAAATACTTAATAACATCTGTAGCACATAACTTAATAGGCAAAGAATACTTGTGCACAGTAAGATGCAATAAAGAAAGTTATAAAGCAAATTCAGATAACTTAGAAAACAATATAGTGGTGAAACAATAATGCAAACAGGTGAAGGATCATTTACTAATTTTAGAAACTTTATAGGTGTCGTTGAAGATAGAAACGATCCACAAGAATTAGGTAGAGTTAAAGTAAGAGTATATTCTATTCATACAGAAGATCCGTCTGCGCTTCCTACAGAAGATTTACCATGGGCAATGGTAGTGCAACCTATAACATCAGCTGCTATGAGTGGCGTAGGTAGATCACCAACAGGAATTGTAGAAGGTACTTGGGTTTATGGTGTATTCCTTGATGAAGGCGAGTTCCAAACACCAATTGTTATAGGAACGTTGGCAGGAAAACCATCACAAAAGCCTGGTGATAGAGGGTTCACTGACTTAAAGAATAAAGTATATCCATTAGATGATCCAAATTTTTCTAAATTATCTGAGTCATCAGTACCTAGATTGGCAAGAAAAAATGCAGAATCACATATCAATTTAATAAACAAAAGAAAGAATAAAAAGGATTTAGGCACAATATACTCAGCTAAAGGTTCTAAAGTATCAAGTGTATTAGTAGATAAAGAGGGAAGTTTTTACAAAAGAACAGAATGGAAAGAGCCTCATCCAAGATTTGGCGGACAAGGAAGACGTTTTCCACCAGGGGTTCCTAAATCTTCATATCCTCTAAACCACGTATGGTATACAGAAGCCGGTCACGTGTTTGAAGTAGATGATACTCCTAAAGCAGAACGTATACACGTATTCCATACAAAAGGAACATTCTTTGAAATTCAACCAAGCGGTGATAGAATGACTAAAGTAGTAGGAAACGACTACGAAGTTGTCTTTGGTGAAAAAGATATGTTTGTTAAAGGCAATGTTAACATTACTATCAATGGTGATGCTAGAACGCTTATTAAAGGAAACAAGATAGAAGAGATAGATGGAGATTACTTACTCACTGTAAGAGGTGATGTAGTTCAAAAGATTGCTGGTAACGAAGCTAAAGAGATTGGAAGTGATAAGTCAACTCAAATAAATGGAAACATGAATCAAAGAGTATCTAAAAATGTAAACATTACTACTGTTGGTAATTTTATTGATAGCATTAAAGGACTATTTAATAAAACAGTTACAGGAGAAGAATCAAGAACTAACCTAAGCAAGGCAACACATATCTTACCCGACAATTATACCTTGCTTGGTGCTAACAACTTAAACATTGCTGCAGGTGGTGATCTAAACATTGCTGCAGAAGGTAAAATGAAAATTAAATCTGTTGGCAATCAAACCGTAGAGAGTGAAGCTACACAAGCAATCTTAGCACCTACTGGTACTATTGATTATAACAACGGTTCTATTGATGTTGTATCTGGTAACATTACTGACACAAATGTTACATTGCATACTCATACTCATAAAACAACATCAATGGATACTGGAACCGGTGCAAACTCAGGTCAGCAGAATGATTCTGATTCACCAACTAGCGGAACATAACTATGAGCGGAAAACATTGCGGACCATCTAAAGCAGCACTAGATCTCGATAAGAAGATCGGTGGTGCTATGGACACAGTAAAAGATAGTTTCATTGGTAGTGCTGCTGGCGGTATTGCTGATGGCATTGCAGGATTAAAAAGCAGCCTTACAGGTCTTACTGATGGTATTGCTGCTGAAATTGAAAACGCAATACCTGAGATACCAAAACCAAAAGCTAATTTACAAGAACAAATGACTAAGTTAATGAGCAACTTAGATAACCCTGGTGCATTGTTATCAGAGCTAGAAGGGATTAAAGGAAACTTTGGTGGAAAAATTAACATTGATGATATGCTATCCAAAGCTGGAGTTGATCCAAGTAAACTAGAAGGTCTAAGTGCACAGTTTAAAGACTTACAAAAAAAGGCACAATTACAAAATACTGTTGGTGCATTAGGAAAGTTAGCTACAGGAGACTTATCTGCAGTTAAAGATTTAATGGGAGGCATTCCTTCTATTACGTTACCTGGTTCTGATCCAGCAAGTATCTTAGATGCAATATGTAAAGACGTTCCTAATTTAGATTTAGATGCAGATGGAAATGTAATTAAAAAAGGTATAGAAACAAAATTACCAGCTGCAGATGCAGAAGCAGTTGAAGAAGCTGCAGAAGCTAATATCACTGCACCACCAGAAAAAGATATAGCTCCAGCAGACAAGTTAGAAACATCTGCTAACGTAATACTTAATCCAAATACAGAAGAAGCTCAAAAAATAGAACAAGAATATATTGAAGCTCTAGAAATAATGATTCCTTTAAAGGAAGCAATAGCTGAAAGGGACATATTAGTTAAAGAGGAAGAACAAAAAAGAAATAATGAAAATCCAGAAATGAGAAAAAATGCTCAAGCTCAAATAATAAAATATGAAAGAGAACAAAATAAAGATATTTTATACATTGAATTATTAGAAGCTGACCTTGAATATGTAAGAGACAATAAACTATTTGAAGCTAACCTAATATTAGAGAAACCTAGAAAGCCAAGTATTACTTGGGACGAGATTCATGAAAGAACTTATTTTAGCAACTACCCAAAAACAATAGAACAAGTTTTGTTAATACCTAATTTAGAAATAAAAGGAGAGAGACCAGAGCGTCGTAACTTTGGTGGATAAATAAACATATGGCTACTTTTACAGATTTTAACAACAGTTTAGCATTTTTACCTTCAACAGGCGACGTAGCTTTGAAGAAAGATGCTGATGCTGTAAAACAATCTATAAAGAACCTAGTACTAACTGATAAGGGTGAAAGACTAATGCAACCTAGAATAGGATGCAAGTTAAGATCATTATTGTTTGAAAACTTTACACCTCAAGCTAAGATAGTAGCCAAACAAACAATAACAGAAACAATAGATCAGTACGAACCTAGAGCACAGTTAATTAATGTTCAAGTATCATCGTCGCCAGATAATAATGCAATGTATGTATCAATTGTATTTAATTTAATAAATAATGAACAGGAACAAGTATTGGATCTTGAATTAGATAGGATAAGGTAATGGCAAATAGTAGTTTATCAGTAGCAAATATAGATTTTACAGACATTAAGAACGATCTTAAGCAATACCTTACGTCACAGGAAATCTTTAAAGACTTTAATTTTGATGGTTCTAACATGAGTGTGATGTTAGATATTTTGTCATATAACACATATATGCAAAACTTTTATCTTAATATGGTCGCTGCTGAAGGATTTATTGACAGTGCACAATTAAGAGACAGCGTAGTATCACATGCAAAAACATTAAACTACTTACCAGGGTCACATACATCATCAAAAGCTGTTATTGATTTTGAAGTTTTACCAGCTAACACACCAGCGTCTATTACATTACCTAAGTTCACTTCTTTTACAACTCAAGTAGATTCAAACACATATACATTTACAACAAATGAAAGAATTACCATATCAGCTGACAATGACGGAAGATATGTTGTCGAAGACTTAGATTTATATGAAGGTGATATTGTATATGAATATTTTACAATCAATACTGCAAACACAGGACAAAGATTTGTTTTAACTAATAAAGAAATAGATATTAATAGCTTAGAAGTAAAAGTACAATCATCAACAACAGACACAACTAATAACGTATACACTAAAACTGGAACTACTATTGGAGTAGACGGCTCATCAAATGTTTATTTTGTTGTTCCAGCTGAATCTGAAAAGTATGAAATACAATTTGGCGATGGCGTTATTGGTAGAAAACTAATTAATGGTAACGTAGTTGAAGCAGTGTATAGAAAATCATCAGGCGATTTGCCAAACGGAGCTAATTCATTTACAATAGGAACAGCTGACATACCTTATGACAATACATCAATCACACTAGTATCATCTGCTAAAGGTGGTGGTGTAGCAGAATCTATAGATTCTATTAAAGTAAATGCTCCTAGATCAATCACAGTTCAAGATAGAACTGTTACAGTAAGTGACTATAAAACATTACTACTACAAAACTTTAACGACATTGAAACACTAAATGTCTTTGGTGGAGAAGATGCAACACCGCCAGAATTTGGTAAAGTAATTGTATCAGTAGATTTAAAAAATGCTGATGGTATTCCAGATAGTAGAAAGAAAGATATTGAAGACTTCTTAAAATTAAGATCACCGTTATCAGTAGTACCTAAGGTTATTGATCCAGAATTCTTATTTGTAAACATTAATACAGATGTAAGATATGATCCAAACTTAACTTCTAAATCAGATTTAGATATTAAGACATTAGTAATAGATAAAATACAAAGTTTTGCAACTACAAACATTAATAAGTTTGATAGTACATTAAGAAACTCACAGCTAGTAAGAAATATAGATGATAGTGATGCGGCTATATTAAATAACGACACTACAATAACATTACAAAAACTAATTAACCCAACACTAGATTCTGCTAATAGTTTTGTGCTAAACTTTAATAACAAGATTCAACAAGAGATACCAAATGCATCTAATCAATATGTAGACGGAACCTCTCCAGTATCATCAACAACATTTACATTTAGTAATCTTACAAGTTGTTCTTTAAGAGATAATGGTTTAGGAACTATGCAAGTTGTAAGACAAGCAAATGGTGAATTGCAAATTGTACAAAACAGTATTGGTACAGTAGATTATGAAAATGGAATTGTAAACATTAATAGTTTAAAAGTTTCATCTTACTCAGGTGCAGCTATTAATATTACTGCTACACCAGCTAACAAAACAATTAAATCAAGCAAGAACATTATCTTAAGATATAATCAAACTCCAATAGTCAACATTATTCAAGAGAGGGTATAATGCGACAAATAGAGAACAAACTTTCTTTATTTGTTAAGGAGCAATTCCCAGCATTCTATAATGAAGAAGGTGAGATATTTCAGATCTTTCTTAAAGCCTATTACGAATACCTAGAACAAACAGATAAAACATTAGACTATTCACGTAATTTACTAGAGTATAAAGATATAGATAAAACAACAGGAGAGTTCTTAGAACACTTCAAAGCAACGTTTTTATCACAATTACCAGGATTAGTTAAAGCAGATGATAGGCTTACTATTAAGAATATCATGGACTTTTATCGTGCAAAAGGTACACCAAGAGCTGTACAATTGCTATTCAGATTACTATTTGATGAGGCTATATCAGTAGGATATCCTAGTGAAGACGTTCTAAAACCATCAACATCAGACTATAAACTACCAAAATACATCGAAGTATATGCAAGTGATTTAGATAATCTTATATCATTGCAAGGATTGGAGATCGTTGGAGCAACGTCTGGTGCTAAGGCTTTTGTAGAAAGTATATCAACAAAGATTTTAAACAGCGTAAAAGTTCACGTATTAACACTATCTACTCTTAGAGGAAACTTTGTAAGAGGAGAGATTATAGCTAAGTCTTCAGACGGACTCACAGATGATATGCCAATAGTAACAGGTTCATTATCATCAGTAGACATTACATTAGGTGGTAGTGATTATGTTGTAGGTGATACTTTTAACATCATAGCATCATCAGGTAGACAAGGACAAGCAAGAGTAACAGCAGTAGCTGATGCTACAGGTCTAGTAGATTTTCAATTAGCAAATGGTGGTTTTGGTTTTTCATTAGATGGCAATGTTACATTTACTGACGTCAACGATCAAAACATTACAGTTAACAATGTTATTAATGCTGCACAATCATATAGTAATTCATCACAAATAGACAACGCAAGATTCTTAAACTTTGAAACAGTTAGACAAGATGTAGAAAAAATTACAACTATTGCAGCAACAGCTTTTAACCAAAACTTACAAGCATTTGGTATAGAAACATTACCAACAATTCAAGGTGCTTTATCAAATGGTCATGTTGTAGCAAATGGATATCTAATCAATTCATCAATAGGAACAGGTGTAAGTGATCTAACAGTTGCTATGGTATCTGGTTCTTTCGGAAACCAAGTCACATCTACAATGAACTTAGCATCTAATACTCATACATTTCAAGTTAATGAGCCAGTAGATGAAGAGTCGTTTATCACATTAACAATAAACACATCAGGAAACCTACAAGCTATATTCTCAGTAAGTGATACTGTAAACAGTGATAGTTCAGGAGCAAATGGTATTGTAGCTGCAATTACTAACTCTACAGTAATGACTGTCAATGGTGTATTTGGTGTATTTACTACAGACGATAATATTTTTGTAAAAGGAGCACCAGGAACAACAGCTAATGTAACAGATGTTAATATAACCAACTCAGGTGCTAATGCAATTGTATCTACAGCTAACAGTTCAGAAATAGTATTGAACGATGTAGTTGGTGCATTTAATGACAATCTAAAAATTAAAGGTAGAAGAACAAATGCAATTGCAGTACTCAATACAGTATCTAACACAGGTGCATCAGATGTATATTTTAATACTAATGCATCAGTAAACGCATCAATAGATTCAACATCTAACGTATCTATAACTGCTACAGTAATCGGATCCAATGCAACTAACATAGGTTTTAAAACTACAAGATATTCAAATGGTGGTACAGCAACGTTCCATAATAGTGCAGCAGCATTTATTAAAGGTGATGTATCAAACACATATGCTAACGTAGTTGGAGTAGGTACTGGAATTGGAGCTGACTTTAGTATTGGTACATTAGAGAACGAAGACCCAATAACAATATACACAGATATCATTGGTGATAATAATGTATCCAATGTAGCATACTTAGATTGTGTTATTGATGGCGGTAACAGCGGAATAGGATTCTTAGACTCAGTAAATATTAATACAGGTGGTACAGGATATACTAACGGAGCTTTAATAGAGTTTAATGCAGGTGGTGCAGGAGGAGGCGTTCCTACTACAAATGCTACAGCCAATATCACAACTGATGGATCAGGAACTATTATAAGCTCTACCGTAGTAACTCAAGGTGCTGGATTCTATCAAAATTCTGTACCAACATTACCAAGTACATCAGGAACAGTAGCTAATGTAGAGGGAGTATTTGATTTTGGATATGGATTTCCAAAGGACCAAGACGGCGATTTTACAACTATTTTAGATAAGGTATTTACAAGAATAAGCGGAAACGTTGGTACAATCTCATCATTATCCGACATTAACCCAGGTAATAATTATAGCCATGATCCATTTGTATCTGTATATACTCCTGGTATTGCTAAGTACAATAGAAAAGATTTAGTTGTAAACTTAACAGGAATGAACACGAGAGCTGATGGAGCTTATATAGATTTTATTATTGGAGAAACTATAAACCAGACAGTAACATTCCAATCACAAGTGTTAAATGCCTCAGGTGGATTTACTTTAACATTTAATAACGGTGCATCAAGTGCAGCTGCATCTAATACAGCTATAGAAAATTTAATTGGAACATCTGTTATACAAACAGTTAACTCAACTGTTACTATATTAGGTGATATAACAACTGGTAATTCAACATCGGTAACAGCCACTAACTTAAGAGTAAGAACAGAAGACGCACAAAATAATTTTAGCTTTGATACTTCTAATGCAACACCATTTACAGCAGCAGCTGTTACGTTTGGTGATCCAAGTCAAGGAGATGCAAATGTATCAGGTGTTACAGGAACTCTAACAACGTTAGGGACCGTTTCTTCATCTGGTGTAGCAAAAGGTCAGGTATACAAATTTAAGAACAATAACGACGGCACAGGTGATGTAGGAATAAGAAGATTATCATTTAGTGTTGGATTTAATGACACAGGAACATTATCAGGAGCATCATCAGCAGCAGGTGGTACAATAGACTCAATATACGAAGACGATGCAACTAGACCTATTGGTGACAATGCTAATGTAGTTGCAGATGCAAGAGCAGCTAACGGTATTGTTACAGCAGTAGAAGTTACAGATAGTGGATTTGGTTATCAACATAATGCTAACCTAACATTAAGATCAACTAACACAGAGATTGATATTGTAGTAAGTGGTAGAGCAAATGTCTCAACAACTGGTACAGGTCCTGGATATTGGGCATCTAAGGAGTCATTTTTGAATACTAAATACATACACGACAATGACTTTTATCAATCTCACTCATATGTTATTGAATCAGGGTTGTCTTTAAATAAATATAGGGATATACTACTACAATCTACGCACATTGCAGGCACAAGATTATTTGGTAGAGTATTTAAGGAAAGTGTTGCTAATGTTGCAATATCTGTTTCAAACAATCAGATACAAAGACTAAGAAGTAGCAATAGCGAAATATTAGAAACGGTAAACACGTAATGGGAAAATTAGTTACATCAAATTTTAATTCACACAATGCAAAGCAGTTTGTAGAATCTCTTAACGAGACTGCGAATAGTTTGTATTATGTTTTCTTAGGAAAGCATACTTCTTTTACAGATGACAACACTCCACCTACTCAAAACAATTCACCAGAAGATGCTTATTATCAACCATATAGAGATATGATATATGGTAAGCAAGTGACCACATCAGATATAAAACACATGGTTGCAAACAATGCATGGGTAGCAAATACAGTATATGCTCAATATGATCACAGAGACGGAGCATTAAAAGATAAAAATTTCTTTGTACATGTAGAAGAAGCAAATGGAGACTTTAGTGTCTTTAAATGTTTAGGAAATAACAAAGGTGCACTTTCAATAGATAAACCAAGTGCATCAGAAACATCTGCTAATGATGATATCTACATTACAACAACAGACAGATATCAATGGAAGCTAATGTATGAAATTCCATTAGCTCAATATAACAAATTTACAACCTCTAAGAAAATACCTATTATTGATAATGCAAATGTATCAGGTAATGCAGTATCAGGAGCAATTGACTTTGTTACAGTTAACACAGGTGGTAGTAGATACAATAGTGTAGCTAATGGTATAGTAAAAGTTACCAACGTTGGAGGTAATACTAGAATGGTAGAAATAGAATCTCTAGTAAGTGCTAACGTAGCTTATAGTCAAGCAGGTGCTAATAATACTGGAACTTTCCAAGTAGAAAGAATTGATCTATTAGGTAAACATGCTAATGGCGATCTATATGATAGTAATAGTGCACCTAACTTAACAAACAACATTGCTAATGCAGTAGTAGTAGAAGCAAATACATCATCTTTAAGAGTAGTTGATATAGCAGGAAATTTCTTTGGTAACTCTGCTTTAGTGGTTGTTAGAGGTCAAACATCTAATGCAACAGCAGTAATATCAGAAATTACTTCAGAGACTTCATCACTATCAGCAAATACAGACTTCTATAAAGGATCAACATTTTATATCGCAGCAGGTTCAGGAGCAGGAGCAGGAGCTCAAATAAGTGAGTATATTGTAACTGGTTCAGCAAGAAGAGTATTGCTTGCTAATGATGTTGGCTTTGCTAATAGTTCAGGTATGATTATTGATACTACATCAAGATTTGAAATTACTCCTTCAGTTACTATAACAGGTGATGGTCAAGGAGCAGAAGGTAGGGCAATAGTTAATACCCAAATTGGTGCAGTAGATACTATAGAAATAACAAAACGTGGATCTGGTTATACTTATGCAGATGCAATTGTAATTGGTAACACAGGTATTGTTAATAGTTTACAAGCTAATAATGCAAACGTAACAGTCATTATTGGACCTAAGGGCGGCCATGGTTCTGATCCTATCAATGAATTATATTCAGACACAGTAGGTATTTCTGTAGACTTTGCTAACAGTGAAGGTGGAAATATACCTGCTAACAATGACTTCAGACAAATAGGAATACTAAAAGATCCGTTGTTTAGCAATGTAGTTATAACATTAGGAAACACATTAACTACTGATAGTGCTACAGGATCAGGTACATCATTCCAAGATGAAGAAGTAGTAACTCAAAGTACATCAGGTGCATTTGGTGTTGTAACATCTAGGTCTGCTGGTACAATAAATTTATCTAATGTATATGGTCAATTTGTAACAACTTCAGAAGGAAATACAACACACAGAATAGTAGGTGGTACATCAAATACATCAGCAACAGTAAACAGTTTTGTAACAAGTGATAAGACAACATCTAACTTTACTACATTTGATCAAAGATTTAGATTAACAGGATTTGCACAAACAACAACAGATGCAGCTTTTTCTATAGATGAACCAGTTATTCAGGCAAGTACTAATGCGACAGGTATAGTTCACAGTATAAATACTTCTAGTGGAAGCGTTCTAACTATTACAAATAAAAAAGGTAATTGGTTAGCATCTGATACTGCTACAGATACTCAGTATTCATTTAGTGGAAGCACAAGTGGAGCAGCTGGAACATTTACTGATACTGCAGGACCAGATATAGTACCAAATACAGGTGAGGTAATTTACTTAGAAAACGTATCACCAATTACAAGATCAGATGATCAAACAGAACGAATTAAACTAATGATTGAGTTTTAGAGGAACAAATGGGAATAGAAACAGACTTAAATGTAAATCCGTATTACGACGACTTTGATGAAACTAAAGATTTTCATAGAGTTTTATTCAAGCCTGCCGTGCCTCTGCAAGCCAGAGAACTTACTCAATTACAATCAATTTTACAAAACCAAGTAGAAAAATTTGGACAGTTTACATTTAAAGAAGGATCCATAGTAAAAGGATGTACCTTTACATTTGATAGAAATATTAAATATGCAAAACTATTAGATAAAGATTCTACTGGTACAGACATTAATATGAATCTCTTTGCAGAAGGAGATTACATCAGAAACTCTTCTAACTTGGTTGCAAGAGTCGTAGATACTAAAACAGGTTTAGAGTCACAAAACCCAGATCTAAACACAATATTCTTTAACTATGTTAACACTGGTAACAGTGCAATATCAAATACAGCATACTCTGCTGCATCAGAAGTAGAAATATATCCAGCAAGTACAGGTATTAATCATATTACATTTACAGGTATCCCTAATGATGTATTTGTATCTAACAGTGATACAATTTCAGTATCTACAAAATTAAAAGGAACAGGTTTCTCAGCTAACGTAGTAACTACTGATGGCACAAATCAGTTCTTTAATGTTTCAGTTTCAGCAAATGGTACAGGATTTAGTGTAGACGATTTACCAACAGCTACTATTGTAGCATCTAATGGCGGTATCTTTACTCAAGGTAATTCAACATCAAATACAACATATGATTTTGCAAATGCTATATCTAATGGCCAAATAACTGTTGATGTAAACTTAATTAAAACTGGCAACGTTACTATTGCAAACACAGATTTTGAACAATTAGGTAATACAGAATTTAATGTATTAGGTACAGCCTATCAGATGAAAGTACAAGATGGCGTCATTTTCCAGAAAGGCACATTCCAACGTTTTGAAGCTCAAGACATCATTGTATCAAAGTATACAAGTAAACCTAATGACTTAACTGTAGGTGTTGCTACTACCGAATCATTTATTAACAGTAGTAGCGATACTAGCCTTTTAGATAACGCATCAGGCTTCGCTAATGAAAATGCACCAGGTGCAGATAGATTACAATTAAAACCAACACTAGTTGTTAATACAATTACTAATGCTGTTGCATCTAACAACTTCTTAAGATTAGTTGAATTCCAAGCTGGAATGCCTATATCTTTAAACTCAGATGCTCAACTTAGCGGTCTTGGTGATGTTATACAAAAAAGATTATATGAGACAAGTGGTGACTATGTAGTTAATCCATTTGCAATTGCATCAGAAGGACAACCAGGAAACACCACTCACTTTACAACAGTAGTAGGTGCAGGTATTGGTTACAATAAAGGTAGAAGATTTGAGCTAGTTAATCCGTCAAGAATTATTACAAGAAAGTCTACATCGTCTGCTAATATCGTAGGTCAAGAAATATCTATTAACTACGGAAACTTTGTAGAAGTAGATGAATTAGTTGGTAACTTTGGGTTAGAACAAAATGATGTAGTACTATTAATGGACAAGCAGTTTAATAGTATTAGTGCATCTAATACATCAACAATAGATTTTACAAGTAGTTCAACATATACAAACGCTAATACAACATTAGATTATGCTGGTACTAAAGGTAATGTAGTTGGTACAGCAAGAGTAAGAGCAGTTGAACAAGCAGGATCAGATGGTAATAAGAGCACATCTAAGTTCAATATGTACTTGTTTGATATTAAAATGGCCACTGGTAAATCATTTACTAAAGATGCTAAGAGTGTATATCACTATAGTGGCACAGATTATAATGGTAGTAATTCACAAACAAACAAATCAGTTGTTGGTTTAGCAGACTTAATTCTTCAGAATAACCAATCTAGAATTCTAGAACAAGATCCAGCAGATAGAGACTTACTATTTCCATTAGGACAAGTAGGTATTAAGAGCGTATCTAATACAGCATCATATACATTTGAAAGCTCAGCTACAGGTACATTTAGTACAAGTGGTGTTGCATCACTATCTAAAGCGGGTACTCAGAACTGGGGATTTGGTACAGCAGCAGATTCACTATCAGAATCACAAGAAGATGAACTTCTAATTATTTCTAATACAACAATTGTATCAAGTGATGTCATAGATTCATCAGTAACAGTTAATACAGATAGCGATATTTTAACTACAGTTACAACTACAGATTTATTTGAAGGCGATTATATTAGAGTTGCTAATAGTACTGCTAATGGTGGTATCTATCAAATAATTCAAAAAATGGGTTCTGCAGTAAAAGTAAATCAAAACATTACAGGAATTGCAAATACTTCAGCAGGTACTATAAGTCTTGCATATCCAAAAGGAAGAGCAGTTTCATTAAAAAACAGATCAACTGCAAACGCATCAGTAGGAGCATTTAGTTCAGGTCAAACATTAACAATCAATTTAGGTAAGAGTTTCTCATCAACTTGGGACTTTGACTTAATACATAATGTAAGAGAAACTAGTGCACCAGGTATTAAGAAAAACATTAAGACTACAGAAGTATTATTGTACACAGGAAATAATGCAGCTAATACAGTAGGACCATGGTCTTTAGGTATCCCAGATGGTATTAACTTAACAAAAGTTTATGTTGCATCAAGTAATGTTGCAACAGGTAGTGCTATTGCTACAGCAATATCAGACGGAACATTAGCAGATAAAACTAAAGAATTTATGCTAGATAATGGTCAAGAAGGATCAAAATACAATCTAACTAAACTAAAACAAAAGCCAGGTTCAAGTTATACTATACCTGCTAACGGAACTATTGCAGTTAAATTTAGACACTTTAATATTGATACTGGTACAGGTTTTGCTACTTATCAATCATATCATGATTCTATTGATGATGCAAATACAGCAAATACTACTGCAATTACAACACAAGAAATTCCAGTATTCAAATCTAATATATCAGGTAAAGAATACTCATTAAGAGATCACGTAGACTTTAGGCCATATGTAGACTCTACAACTACAGCAGAAGGAACTTGGGCAGCATCATCAGCATCAATAAACCCTGCTGCTACAGAACAAATTACAGGTGCACAATACACATCTACACCAAATAAACTATGGTCAAGTACTATAGAATATTATCTACCTAGAAAAGATAGGTTAGTCATTGAAGACGGAAGACTTCATATTGTAACAGGTGTACCAAGTGTAAACCCAGAACTGCCAACTAAACCAACAAACAGTATGCAGTTAGGAACTATTGATGTTCCAGTATATCCTTCATTAGATGCTCAGGCAGCTAGATTCTATAAGCGTCCAGACTTAGGAGTTAAGATTAGAGCTACTCAGCTAAAAAGATATACTATGTCAGATATTAAAGCTATTGATGATAGAGTTAATAATTTAGAATATTATACATCATTAAGTCTATTAGAAAAACTAACAGCAGATGAAGTTATTCCTGGCAGAAATGACCCAACAATAAACAGATTTAAGAACGGCTTTATAGTAGATAACTTTGTAAACTATACAACCGGTAATCCATTAAACACTGAATTCAAAGCTGGTTTTGATGCAGCAAGAAAGATTCTTACATCTAAATTTGAACAGTATAATATTGGATTCAAATATGCAACAGCTAGTGGCATGGTTAAAATTAACGATGTAATGATTGGTGATTATAAAGATCATTTAATCATTCAACAACCATACGCTACACAAGATAGAAGATGTACTTCAGCTTACTGGCAATATAATGGTAACATTAAACTTTATCCAGATTACCTAAACCACGTAGACGTAACAAGAAGTGCAGAGTCTCAAGTACAAATAGATGTTGATTTAGCATCTCCAACATTATCACTATTAGAAGAACTTAATAAAATAGTTCCAATGCAAACTACTGAAGAAGAAGTTATTGCAGAATCAGAATCAACATCATTAGTAAGTTCAGTAACAATAGACAATACAACAACGGACACATTTGAGACTATTACACAACAGACAATACAAAAGACAACAAGAGGCGTAAATGTTTCTAGCAAAACTACTTCTAAAAAAGTAGGTGAGTTTGTAACAAACATTGCTTTCCAACCATACATTCCAGGTGTAGATATTTACTTTGTTGCATTAGGATTAAGACCAAACTTAAGACACTATGCATACTTTGATGATGCTAAAGTGTTTAATGATGTTGCACCAGCAACTATAACAAATACTATTGATGCAACTAGAGATGAATTAGACTTGCTTGGTGCAGATACTGCTAAGCAAATGATTCAAAGAGACAATGCATTTGGTACAGCTTTAACAGCTAACAGCTCTGGCGGTCTTGCAGGTGTATTCAGAATACCAGCTGGTACATTCTTTGCAGGTGAAAGAAAGTTTGCATTAGCAGATGTAAGCAACTTGTCACAGATTAATGAAACAGTATCAGCAGCTTCAGCTAAATTTAATTGTTATAACTTCTCAATTGAAAAAGGTGACGTTGTACAGAACACAAGAGAACCAATCTTATCTGAAACAATTACTTCACAAATATTTGATCAAGTAACTAATACAGTTAGCAACGTTTCAATAACAATTGCTGAACCTAATCCAGCTCCAATACAAGCTAATACAGGAGCTAACACAATTGTAGACATCTTTGATGACGTTAGAGACACTGGATGTGATACTATACCTCTTGCAGATGAGCCAGATCTATTCATACCACAAGATGATGAACTAGACAATGGTAGAGGAGCAACACAAAATAGACAAAGAGCAGTTAGATGTGCTCCTGGATGTCCTGAAGCATTGTTAGATGATCTAGAAAGAAGAGGTGTAACAAGACAATCAAGACATAGAAGAAGAAGAAATTTAACTGAGCAAGAGTTTATGTGTGCTCAGTATGTTGATCCATTAGCACAGTCATTCTTAATACAAGAAGAAATGTTTAATGGTAGTAGTATAGGATATCTTACAGCATTAGATTTATACTTCTCAGGTAAGAACCCAGAACTAGGATGCTTTGTTGAAATAAGAGAAATGATTGGCGGATTCCCAAGTACTAATATTATTCCATTTGGTACAGCTACATTAAAAGCAGCTAACATTAATACATCTACAGACGGAACTGCATCAACAAGAGTTACATTTAGAGGACCAGTAGCAGTAGAAACTGGAAGAGAATATTGCTTCGTGGTTAAGCCAATGGCTAATAACCCAGAAACAAAACTATGGACAGCTAAAGCTGGTCAAAAAGCAATAGTAGCTGGTGGAGGAACAGGCGAAGCTATTAACCAAGACTGGGGTGATGGTACAATGTTCTTATCAAGTAATGACAGAACTTGGACACCATATACTGACGAAGATGCTAAATTCCAATTATATGCTGCAGTGTTTAACAATGTTACATCAGCGGTAGAATTAACAAATGATGATTATGAGTTCTTTACACCAGATGCAAACGGCATCAATGGCACATTTACAGAAGGTGAAGAAGTGTTCCAAAACAAAGCTGCTACATATGCAAACGTAACTTTTGCAGCAGGAAACAGTAGTATTGTTGCAGGAACAGGAGAAGATTTATCAGGCATTGCATCAGGTACTAAAATTGTAGTAAAAAATGCTAATAACGAATTTGATGTTGTAGAAGTAGGATCTTCAAACACATCAACAATTTCTTTAAGAGGTGCACCAGACATTACAGAATCAACAGCAGATGCTGGAGAAGTATTGCTTACACCAGTAGGCACGTTCACTCAAGTAGATTCTAATACTAGCACTATTATGATTAATGATAGTACAGCAACAAATAGCACATTCTTATTTGGAACAGGCAACACATTGATCGGTTGTTCAAGTGGTGCTAATTGTGTTATTGGTGGTGTAGTAGATAACAACATTTCTTACTTAGAGCCAAGAGTATATAACAATGTACCTAACCAAACAGCAGTTAGTGTATCAATTAAAGGTGCAAAAGTATCTGATAGTACTAACACAGCTTTTGAAAGAATTAAAACAAATGATAGAAACTACTTTGATACACCTATAAAGATTAGAAGTAAGTCTAATGAGATATCAGGAACCACTGTAAACAAATCATTAACAATTAGACACAACTTATCTTCAACAAATAAATTTGTTTCACCTTTCATTGATTTACAATCTCAATCAGCATTGATATATGAGAACGTAATTAACAATGATTCAACCAATGAGCATATAACAGATGGCGGAAATGCTAGTGCAAAATATGTTTCAAGAATTGTAACATTAGGTGAAGGGTTAGATGCAGAAGATATCAAAGTGTTTGTAAATGCCTATAAACCTACCGGAACAGACGTTAAAGTATACGCAAAAGCCGTTAACCAAGCAGATGATCTAGGATTTGATAAAGGCGTATGGTCAGAATTACAAGCAACAAAGAACAAAGATAAAATAAGTTCAGTAGAGAATAGAAAAGATGTAATTGAATATGGATTTGAATTTAAAGATGCACCAGCATCAACATTGAAATCTGGTACAGTAACATTTAGTAATAATGCTACAACAATTACTGGATCTGGTACAGCTTTCTCATCTGAATTTGCAGTAGGCGATCTAGTTAAGATTAACCAACCACCATTTGATTCTAACTTAAATTATCAAGTGTCAATGGTTACAGCTATTGCAAGTGACACATCAATGACTATTGCAGATACAATTAGTATTGGTGATGAGACAACTGGTAGAGAAATCTTTAGAGTTAACGATTCAGCTAAGAACCAAATCTTTAGAGATCCAGAATCAGATGTTATCAATAATGTTTCATACTTAGCAACTTATTATAATACAAACAACGAGAAGTTTGTTGGATACAAGTATCTGGCAATTAAGATAGTATTGCTTTCAAATAGTACATCGAGAGCTCCATACTGTCAAGACTACAGGGCAATAGCAGTTTCAGTATAATGGCAAAGAAAGTTTTAATAGAAACAGAGAAAGCAGGATTGTATAGAGATCAATCTTCTATGGCACTTATAAATAATGATAAGGCTGCATTTGCTGCATACAAAATAAAGAGACAAAGAGGAAATCAAGTACAAACATTGTCTACAGAAGTAGCATCATTGAAACAAGATATGGTAGAAATTAAAACAATGTTAATGACACTCACAGAGGGAATAAATGGCAAGTAATAATTACACAAGTGCAAACGTAACACCGTCATCTGATACCTTTAGAGAGTGGGTAGACTTAACTAATAGAATTACATATGACATGGAGAAACGTGTTGTAACTACTGCTACACATTCAGTAGGTGGTGGTACAACAGGTAATGCTTATGTTAATGGTTTCTTTAGTGCAAATACATTATACATTACAGATAGTATTAGTGGTGCTAAGACAGATGACTCATCTAACATTGTAGGTGCAAACTCTACAGTAGCTAATGTTATATTCTCATCTAATGTAGTATTCATTGCTAACAGTTCAGCAAATGCAATCATACATGCACAATCAAACGTAAACTTTACAGGACAACAATTTACTGCTACAACAAATGCAGATATTGATAACGCAGTAACAAATATTAATGCAACTGCATTCTTCTTAGAAGGTACATCTGCTAACGTTGAAAGCACAACATTAACAGTTAACGGTACAACTTTTGATGTAAATTCTAACGTAGATATAGATGCAGCATCAGTAACTATTGATGGTGGAACATTAGCAATTGGATCTAATTCAGATATAAATGCAAACGTTGATGTTGATAATGCATTAACAGACTTTACTTCTACAACATTTAACTTATCTGGTACTACAGCTACAATAGATTCAACAACATTAAATGTCAACGGTACAACAGCAAACTTAAATTCTAACGTAGATATTAATAATGCTTTAACAGATATCACATCAACAGATACAAACATCTCAGGATCAAATGTAACTATTGATTCTACGCATGTAGATATTCACGGAACAACTTTAGACATCAATTCTAACACTAATATAGACGGAGATGTCACACTAACAGCTAATGCAACTGTTGGTAATGCAAACACAGATTTATTAACTGTTAACTCTAATACAGTTTTAACAGACAAATTAAATGTACAAGAAGACGTAGACTTAGATTCAGACTTAAACGTAGATGGCAACTCTACTATGAACGGAGACGTCACATTAGGTAACGCTAATACAGATTCTGTAAACTTTATTGCAGAAGTTTCATCAGGAATACATCCAGAATCTAATACACAAATTTTAGGTTTAAATGATGCAAGATGGTTGTTAAAAGCTAACACTATTAATGCTTCAGGTGACATTACAGCACAAGCGGATGTTGATGTAGCAGCAGAAGCAAACGTAAACAGTTTAAGAGTTGTTACAGATGCATCAGTAGAAGGAAATACAATTTTAGGTAACTCAGCAAGTGCAGATGTAATCAACACTGTAGCTAGAGTAGTTAGTAGCATTGAGCCAACAGCAAACGGTAAAGTATTAGGACATGCAAATAGAAGATGGGATATCAAAGCTAAAGAAATAAATGCATCTAATACATCATACTTCTCTTCAAATGTAGAAGTGACTGGAGATATTATTGGCGCAGCTGATATTGATATGACAGGTGAAGCTAACTTGCATACTTTGATAGCTAGATCAACTTCATTGCTCAATGGATTTGTTAATGCAGTAGGAAGCGTTGGAGTAGGTGCTAATGTACATATTGGTGGTAATACATATATCCATCATGCTGATGCAAATGGAGCTACAACAATTTCTAACGGAAACATAACTGTTGGAAATAGTACAGTTAATACAGCTATTACTCCTACAAGTATTGATACAGATGGAACACTAGATGTTCTAAAAGCAGCTGCATTAAGTAATACATTAAACGTAACTGGTGCAACAGTATTAGGTAGTACATTAAACACAACTGGTTCAGCTAGATTCCAGTCTACAGCAAATGTAGATGGACTACTAAGAGCTAAAGCAGGATTAATAACAACAGGCACAGCAAATGCATCAGTAGCAATGAACGTTGGTGCAAATGTTAATTTATCAACATCAAAGGTAACTGTTGGTGACTCAACATCTAATACAACTATAACTAAAACAGCTATTGATACTGATGGACAGTTAATTGTAGCAGGTAACACAACAGTAGGTGGTGATGTAGATATCACCGGTGAAGTAAATGCATCATCAGCAGCAATAGTAGGTGGAGCAGTAGTAGGTGGTGCACTTGACGTAAACAACACAGCTGATTTCGAAGGCAATGTTAACTTCCAAGATTCAATAACAGTAGCAGACAATTCAACATTTGCTGGTACATTAGGTGTAACAAAAGCTACAACATTAAGTAATACTTTAACAGTAGTTGGTAAATCAACTTTATCTTCTGCTAACGTATCAGGTACAATTCAAGCAAACGGAGCAGTAGACTTTAACAGTACTGGTGACTTTGCAGGAAATGTTAACTTCCAAGATTCAATTACTGTAGCAGACAATTCTACATTTAGTAAAACATTAGCTGCAGGCAATACAACAGTAACAGGTTTTGCAAATGTATCTGGAAACATAAAAGCAGCAAGTGCTAATGTGTCAGGTCACGCTAACTTAGCAACAATAGGAGCCAGTGGAGCAGTTTCATTAGCAAGTACATTGGGAGTAACTGGTTTAGGAACATTTGGTTCAGGTATAAACGTCACAGGTACAGCTAACGTAATCGGTACTTCAGCAGCAATGCACATTGGTGCTACAGAAGCATTTAGAGTAAGATTAGCTAACAACCAAGTTAAAGTTGGTAACGGTTCAGTATTTACTCACTTAACATCAGCAAGTGTAAACACAACAGGTACATTAGTAGTAGGTGGATTATCAACATTAACAGGAAATGTAACAGCTAGTGGCGACATATATGTAACAGGAAACACATTAGCAAATCATACAAACACATCAACATTAAATTCTACAGGAGCTGTAGATTTAGATTCAACATTAAATGTTGATGGTGCAACTACATTAAACGGACACATTGATCTTGGAGCAAATACATCAAGAACGATATCTGTAACAGGTAGAGTAGATACAAGTTTAGAACCATCTGCAACAGGTAAAGTTTTAGGTCACGCATCAAGAAGATGGGCAGGTGCATTCTCAACAGCAAACACATCAGGTGCAGTATTAGTAGGAACAACATTAGGTGCAGGTAATACATCTGTAACAGGTTTTGTAAATGCTACAACTACAGGTCAGTTTGGTGGTGCATTAACAGTAGGTGGAAATGCAACAGTAAGCGGTACTAAATTTAATTTTGGTAACTCATCTATTAATGCTAACTTAACTGCAAACACTTCTCAAACATTATTAGAAGTAGATAAGATTGTTGGTGCAAACTTAGTTATAAGTGGATCAGCTTCACTTCCATCAGATACAACATTAACATTAGCACAAGCTAATGCTACAAACTTATCAGTAACAAATAATGCTAACTTTAGTTTAGGATCCAATGTTGTAGTTAATTTTGGTGATGGTAATGGTAGAGCAACTATTAACTTTGCTAATGCAATATTAGATGACACTGTTCTATTTGATGATAAATTACAAGTAGGAACATTTGTTTCAGGAACATCTGGTGCACAAGTTAACTCAACAGCAGTAGAAGCAGATAACATTTATGCAAGAAATGATTTAATTGCTAACTACTCATCCGACCAAAGATTAAAAGATCAAGTAATTAAGATTGATACTGCTTTAAATAAAATAGAAGAGATTGGTGGTTATCAATTTACTTGGAACAATAATGTTGATGATCACAGAGCTGGATCAATAGACTACGGAGTTATAGCTCAAGAAGTAGAAGAGATTCTCCCTCATGCTGTAGACATAAATAACCGTGGGTACAAAACAGTAAACTACAATAGCCTGATACCATTATTAATTGAGGCCGTTAAAGAGTTATCTGGTAGAGTAAAGGAATTGGAAAAAGGGGATGAAATAGATGGCTGATCAAATTTTACATAATGCTAATACCGTAGTAGATGCTAATGGTTTTATTTCTAATTCAGCATTAAGAGATTCAGGTGCTAGTGCTGCAACGCACACATCAAACAATACGCAGTTAGTATCATTTACAGTAGATGCTAAAGGTAGAATAACAGCTGCTTCTAATTCTTCAATTAATGTAACTGGTGTAACATTTGCAAGCGCTAATTCAACAGGTGGCGGAACATTTGCACATGCTCCTAATCAGAAGATTTATATTTCATCATCAGCACCATCTAGCAACTCTATAGGCAACAACGGAGATATTTGGTATCAGACACTAACATAAGGGACACCTAAGTGGCTGAGATTAATTATTTAAATTCCTTTATAGGAAATACAGAAAGAGACTTCGCTCAGTCATACGAAGGCATTAACTACGTCCATAATGCTCCATTACAAATATATCTAAAAGGATATATTAAACATTACCAGAAAGAATACGAAGGTACATACATCAAACAATATAGTGGCGACTATATTAAACATTATCAAAAAGAATACGAAGGAACTTACATAAAGTTATATCTTGGCGATTATGTAAAAACTTATCTAAAGCAATACGATAAGCAATATGAAAAAAACTGGTCAACCAATTGGGAAAAAGCATATACGGGTCAGTATACAAAAACATATCTAGGCGAGTACACTCATCAATGGTCTGGCAATTATACTAAAGAATATACTGGCAATTATGAAGGGCCACAATACTATGGTGGAAATACAGTTGGCCAATTTGATAAAATTTATGAAGGTTCCTTTATAGGTTATTTTGCAAGAGATGGCGTAGGTAGTTATCTCAAACAATGGGAAGGAGCTTATGAGCATGATTGGATAGGTGTATATGTAAAACAATATACAAAAGAATATCTTGGCCAATGGGTTAGAGTTAGAACAGTTCAATATCAAAAAGAGTATACTGCTACATGGCTAAAACAATACACTAAAACTTTTACAGGATTTGTAGACACTACTAGAACAAGTAATGTTAACTATGACGTTCAAGTTGTAGAACAATGGACTCATACATGGGTAGGTGATTGGTCAAAACAATATGTAGGAGACTTTGCAAGACAATGGTCTCACCAATATATCAAGCAATATTCAAAAGAGTATGAAAGAGAGTGGATTGGTACATATACTCATCAATGGGAAGGTGAATATGAAAGACTTTTCCATAAAAACTATACTGGTTATTATACTGGATATTTTGCAACACAATGGTTAAAGCAATACGAAGCTTCGTATCACCAATCTAATTGGGAAGGAACTTATAATCAACCAGGAGCATTTTATTCTGGTGTATTAATCTGGAGTGGCTTTTTCTATCCTCCAATATCAGAAATGTTCCAAGGTCCAGCTGGTTTATTATATTCTGGCTTTTATACTGGCGATAAAAACTATAGTAGTGGTCCAGTATATGCTACCAACTGGATGAGATATTATCAAGGCAGTTATGACAATGCTTTAGACCAACAATTTGGTACAGCTTTTTGGTTAAGAGTATACACAGCACAATATAATAAAGACACAACATTTACTGCAAGCTGGATAAGAACATATGAAACGGACTTTGGTACTGCAAACTATGATGGTGCTGATTCATGGTCTAGAAACTATCAAGCACCTACATACGAATCAATTAGAGCAGAAAGCGAACCAGGATTCTTTGAAATATTCTATAGATCATTTACAGGAAATTATAGTAGAAATTATATAACAGGAACTTCATTCTATTATGTAGGAGCTTATACTAAAGCATATGATCGTGTTTATCAGCAAGTATATTCAAACACTAATTTTGAAGGACCTCATACTTCTATAGAAACTTATAATAAAATTTTCACGTATGCAGGTCAACAACAATGGGAAAGCTGGGTATGGTTCGAGCCACCTGAACCTGGATCTCCAGGTCTGGGTAAACCAGTTTATTATACAGGTGATCCAGCTCAATATATTGGTGAAAGCCAATATATAAAAACTTACGTTCCAAGTTGGGAAAGACTATGGACAAAAGAATATGAAAAAATATACGAGCAAGACTTTGTAGGTTATACTGGCGTACAATACTCACACATCTTTACAGGACAATTCGATAAAAACTATGATGGTGGATATATTGTACAATATGTAAAACAATATAACGCAGAGTATGAGCAGCAGTATGAAAAAATTTATCAGAAAATATGGGATCGTGTATGGCAGGGTGAATATGATAAACAATATGAAGGAATATATGATACATTAAGAAACTCAGTTGAAACATATCACGGTGGCTATCATATGGGATTTGATGGTTCTCAATATACTAAAGAGTATGATGGACTAACATACAATAAACAATACAGTAAAGAATATGAAGGACTGTATGAAGGAGTTTACAATAAACAGTATAGTAAAGAATATGAAGGAGCATTCCAAAAAGATTACTTAGGAATGTATGATAAAATATACACTTCAGAATGGGAAGGAGTATACTCAAGACAGTTTACTAGAATATGGTCTGGCGGACCATACGATATTCAATACGAAGGCGTATATACAAAACAATACGAAGGACAGTTTGATAAACAATACGAGGGTGCATTTGATAAACAATACGAAGGAACATTTTTACAACAATATAACAGTGCAGACTTTATAACTCAATATTCAAAACAATACACTAAAGAGTATGAAAAGTTATATGTAGGAAACTATGAAAAAGAATACGAAGGAGTATTCTTAAAACAATATGACACAGGATATATCCAACAATATAGTAAAGAGTATGATGGTATATATGTAAAACAATATGAAAAAGTTTATGGTGGTGCTTGGACAGGAGTAGGACCAGCATATGAAGGACTTGCATACTTTACAAATACATATGCAGGTACTAGAACCTTCCATCAAACATATCTAGGTACAACATCTGATATTAGTACTAGAACAGGAAACCTAACAGACAATGTTGGAATCAGAGTAAAAGAAGATGGTAAGTTTAAACCTGTTCAAAGAACAAGAGTTAAAGTAGACGGTGAATGGAAGATTGTACAGACTACTAGAATTAAAGAAGACGGCGTATGGAAAGTAGCTGGTATTGATTATGATAGAATAGAACTTTCAATTACTTCTAACACTGCTAACTATAACATAGGCGATCAAGTAAATGCTCTTATATCAGGAAGTCTATATGATAAACCGAGACATGTTGTAGTGACAATTAATGAAGGCGTGCACGTATATTCAACTGACCCTTCAACTCCAGCTTTAGATACTTCTTTTGTAACACAGACAGATGGTGCAGATCATAAAGTAAAATTACTATTACAAAGCGGAGCAAAGATTTTAGGTGCAGCAGGACAACCAGGAACACAAGATGCATCTACCAGAACAGGTAATGATGGTACTGATGGTGGTAATGCTATATTATTAAGAGACGGTGTAGAATTATTCATAGAAAGTTATGGAACTATTGCCGGCGGTGGTGGCGGTGGTGGATCCGGTGGATATCCAATAGCAGGATCTAGTGCTTCACAAGTTGGAGGATTAGGTGGTCATGGTGCTGGATGGGATCCAACTCTTGGTTATATTTCTGAATCTGATTCAGATAGAAACGGAACAAACAGTTCAGTCAACTACGGTATACATGGAGGTAATGGAGGATTACTAGGCCAGTTAGGTATAGGTGCAGGCGGCTTCGTTGATGACGATGCATCTAAGAGTCAAACTAACCCAGGAACCAATTACTCCCAATACGCGAGATCAGGGAATGGCGGTGAGCCAGGATCGGCTATAAAAGGTTACGACGCTTCGCGAGTAACTTTTATAAATAGTACTGAGAGTAGCGTTTGGGGTGATAGCGCTTTCAAATTTAAGGCTTAGTGTAAATGGGAAATCCTTTAAAAATTAAAGAAACAGTTGGTGGTACCTTTCTTGGTTTACAAGAAATGCAAACCACTGAGATGGACTATGCCGTCCATCAGATTCTAACTGAGTTCTCAACTTCACTAACCGGATCAGGTACTATCAATATAAATGGTGATGGTACATCAATGGGATCCTTTTCGGACACCACAAGAACAGGATCAGTAGGCGATCACCCAGTCGACTCTACTGCATTCTCAACATCGACTTATACACTTAAGCAAAATTTAGAATCGGTCGCAGAAACATCGATGATCAACCCATTGTTTCTTAATGACAGTGGTTATGCTGCAGAGCATAGTAATAACCTGAATAGTACTCTAATAAGTAGAGCATTATCTAACCTTGTATCCAACGGCCTTGGATCATATTATCTTTCTGAATCAAACCCCAACACAAGCCTTTATTCAGATAGTGGATATTCTATTTTAGATACTAACAAAGCAGGTACAACCACATTTAAGTTATGGAGAAAAACAACCGGTGTTTCTGCACCTTCTACTGTTCGTACAGCACAAATTTATAACAACAGTAGTATACAAGAAATGTCTGATGCAGACATCAAAACATTAGCAGCAAGACTACGTAACCAAATTGTAGCAACTGGAATAGGCCAGTATAAACTATCTGCATCAAATCCAGCTGGTGCTGGCGAGACATGGATCCAAGTTGGATCAACAGTTACAGATACTAGAAACACAGTATCACAACAAACATACAGTGCAACCTATGAAGGCGTGTTTAATAAAACATATGCTGGATTATATGAAGGCGTATACAATAAACAATACTTAGCTCAGTATGAAGGCTCATTTGATAAAAATTATACTAAAACTTACCTAGGACAATACGAAGCAGTATATCAAAAAGCATATGTTGGTCAATATGGAACAACATTTATTGGCCATTACAATAAACAATACGAAGGTGTTTTTAATAAGCAATATGAAGGAGCTTTTGAAGGAGTATACACTGGAGTATATGTAAAACAATATCAAGGACAGTATGAAGGAAATTATTTAAAATCATACTTAGGACAGTATGGTCAACAATTTGAAGGATCTTTTGATAAACAATATGAAGGGGTCTATGAAGGATATTTTAACGCAGTATATTCAAGACAATTTACAGGTGCTTATACAAAAACATACCTAGGTCAATATGAAGGAACATTTGAAGGTGCTTTCAATAAACAATACGAAGGAGTTTTTGAAGGTTACTATAACAAAACATATGAAGGCGTTTATACTGGAACATATGTAAAAACTTACTTAGGTGAATATCAAAAAGAATATTCTGGTGAGTATGTAAAAACATATACTGGTGTATATGTAAAACAATATGTTGGTCAATATGAGGACGTATACCTTAAAACTTATCTTGGCCAATATGATAACGTATATGAAGGTTCTTTTGATAAACAATATGAAGGTGTTTATACAGGACAGTATACAAAAACATACGTAGGTCAATATACAGGTCAATATACCAAATCATATGTAGGTCAATATGAAGGTCAGTTCGAAGGTGCTTTTGATAAACAATACGAAGGAATTTACGAAGGATACTATAATAAAGCATATGAAGGAAACTTCTTAGGTCAATACACTAAAGCATATGAAGGTTCTTTTACAAAACAATTTGAAGGTGCGTTTGAAGGAGTATATGCAGGAGTATATGTCAAACAATATATTGGCCAATACGAAGATGTATATTTAAAAACTTACGTTGGACAATATGGTAGACAATTTGAAGGTGCTTTCGATAAACAATACGAAGGATCTTTTGAAGGTTACTATAACAAAACATATGAAGGAATTTATGTAGGCGTATATACAAAACAGTATATGGGATTATATACTGGAACTTTCTTAGGACAATATGATAATATCTATGAAGGAACATTTGATAAAGCATACTTAGGAAATTATACTAAAACATATACAGGACAATACAGTAGACAATTTGAAGGGGTCTTTACTAAACAGTACGAAGGCAACTATGTAAAGAGTTATGATGGTCAATATGAAGGATTGTTTACAGGTGACTTTAGTGGTACTGCAGCATTTACAGGAGTGTATGCAGGAAACTACTCAGGAACATATACAAAAAATTATATAAAAACATACGCTGGATCATATGAAGGAACATATGATGGTTCAAGAACCTACACAGGTCAATATGCTGCACAATACCAGAAAGCATATATTGGAAACTGGACAAAGACTTATCTAGGTCAGTACACAAAACAATGGACCGGAACAAGAACTTATACAGGACAATACTCTCAAAATTTTGATAAAATTTATCTTGGTATAAACTACACAAGACAATACCTTAAACAATATGCTGGCGAAAGAACCTACAATGCTCAATACACTGGCCAATATACAAAAACATATACCGGTGTTTATACTAAATCATATGTAGGTCAATACAGTCAACAGTTTGAAGGTGCTTTCAATAAACAGTACGAAGGAGTATTTGAAGGCTATTATACAAAAAATTATGAAGGAGTATATCTAGGAAATTACACCAAAGCATATGTTGGTCAATATGACAGACTGTTTATTAAAACATATATTGGAACGTATCAACAAGCGTATACTGGTAACTATACAAGACATTACCTAAAAGCATACACAGGAATTTATTTAAGAAATTTCTTAAAACAATATGTTGGTCAATATACAAAACATTATACTAAAGCATATCAAAAAGCATATCAGAAACAGTGGACAGGTGTTTATGAAAGAATCTATTCTGGCCAATATGCAACTAACTACTTAAAGGCATATCAGAAAGCATGGGTAGGTCAATATGACAGAGTATGGACTGGCGTATACAATACAAACTATGCTAAGCAATATACTGGTAACTATGATAATCAATTTAGTGGAACCTATACTACAAACTACACTAAACAATATTCTACAAACTACTTACAACAATATACTGGTAACTATGATAATCAATTTAGTGGAACCTATACTACAAATTATACTAAACAATATGCAACCAACTATCTAAAGGCTTATCAAAAAGCATGGGTAGGACAATACGATAGAGTATGGACTGGTGTATATACTACCAACTATGCTAAACAATATACTGGTAACTATGATAATCAATTTAGTGGAACCTATACTACAAACTATACAAAGGCATACGCTGGTAACTATGAAAAACTTTATAGTGGAACTTATACATCTAACTATGTAAAACAATATAGCACCAACTATACAAAAACATATGCTGGTAACTATGATAGAGCATATACAGGGCAATATAGTACAAATTACTTACAACAATATACAGGCAACTACGATAGAGTTTATGCTGGCAATTATACAAAAACATATGCTGGTAACTATGATAAAGTGTATACAGGATATTATTCATCAACATATACAGGTTACTATAATACAAACTATCAAAAAGCATACACAGGAAACTATGATAGAGTATATGCTGGTCAATATGCAACTACTTATACTGGATATTATAATACAAATTACCAAAGACAATATACTGGAACATACAATACAAACTACTTAAAGCAGTATACTGGTCAATATACTAAAACTTATTCTGGCCAATACAGTACTCAGTTCTCTGGTACATATGGCACAAACTACTTAAAGCAGTATACTGGTAACTATGACAGGGCATATTCTGGCCAATACAGTACTCAGTTCTCTGGTACATATGGTACAAACTACTTAAAGCAGTATACTGGTAACTACGAAAGACAGTATGCTGGACAATATGCTACAACTTATTCAGGACAGTATAGTACAAACTATTTAAAGCAATACACTGGTCAGTATACTAGAACATATACAGGATATTATTCAACTACTTATACTGGATATTATAATACAAATTACTTAAAACAATATACTGGTTACTATGCTACAAACTATACTAAGCAATATACAGGACAATATACAGCTAACTATGTAAGACATTATACTGGCTACTATTCTACAAACTATACAAAGCATTATGCTGGTCAATACGCCACAAACTATACAAGGGAATATTCAGGTCAGTATGCAACAACGTATACAGGATACTATACAGGTTCGTTTACAGGATATTATGACAATTCGTTTCAAAGTATATTACCTGGAGCATTCTTTAATTCGGGACTTTCATATGTTGCTGGTTTAGGAACTGGTTTTATATCAGTTTTTCCAGGCGAACCCGGGTTTCCACCATCACCAGCGACGTTTACAACATCTTTTACAGGATTTGCAGCTTATTATTTAGGTATTAGTGGGCCCCAGGGTTACACACAGCTTGGTGGTAAAATATCATATCAAGGACCAGGAGGCCCAGAGCAATATCTTGCGTACTGGAATACTGTAGTAACTGGTAATGTCTATCAAGCCAACTACCAAGGTCCATCATTACCTGGTCCAACATATACTAGAGCATTTGCTGGAACATACTCAAGAGCGTTTACAGGAAACTATACAAAACAATATACTGGTTACTATGCTACAAACTATACAAGACAATATACTGGTTACTATGCTACAAACTATACAAGAGCTTATGCAGGACAGTACACAACTAATTATTCAAGGCAATATAGTGGAACATATGCTACTAATTATCAAAGAGATTATGCAGGTCAATATGGTACAAACTATACAAGAGCATATGCAGGTAACTATGTAAGAGATTATGCAGGAAACTATGATAGACAGTATTCTGGTACATACGGTACAAACTATACAAGACAGTACACTGGTAACTATACAAGACAGTACACTGGTAACTATACAAAACTTTATAGTGGTACATATGGCACAAACTTCTTAAAGCAATATACCGGTCAATATACACAACAGTATACTGGTAACTATACTAAGACATACTCTGGCACATATGGTACAAACTATTTAAAACAATACACAGGCCAATATACTAAACAGTATACTGGTAACTATGAAAGACAATACTCTGGCACATATGGAACAAACTTTACAAAATCATATTCTGGTCAATATGCTACCAACTATACTAAAGCATATGCAGGTAACTATACAAGACAGTACACTGGCAACTATACAAACCTTTATAGTGGCACATATACAACCAACTATACTAAAGCATATGCAGGTAACTATGTAAAAGATTTTGCTGGTAATTATACTAAGACATATACTGGATACTATGATAGCGTATATACAGGAAACTATACAAAAACCTATACTGGACAATATGGTACCAATTATACCAAACAATATACAGGAAGCTATACAAAAACTTATACTGGATATTATGATACAAACTATTTAAAACAATATAGTACTACATATCAAAAAGCATATACTGGAAACTATACAAGAGTATATACTGGATATTATGATACAAATTATCAAAAAGCATATTCAGGTCAATACACTAAAACATACACTGGTCAATATACAACCAACTTCCAAAAAGCATATACTGGAAACTACACTAACATATATGGTGGAACGTATCAAGCGTATTACACAATTAACTATACCAAACAATATAGTACTAATTATCAAAAAGCATACACTGGGCAGTACACGAAAACTTATAGTGGGCAATATGGTACGAACTATACTAAACAATATAGTACCAATTATCAAAAAGCATACACTGGGCAGTACACGAAAACCTATAGTGGGCAGTATACAACCAACTTCCAAAAAGCATATACTGGAAACTACACTAACATATATGGTGGAACGTATCAAGCATACTACACAATAAATTATACTAAACAGTATACTGGAAACTATGCCAAACAATATACAGGTCAATTTACAAGAGACTATACTACAAATTATGAGAAGCAATATGCAACAACATACGAAGGCATATATGGTAAGAACTATGAAGGACAATTTTCAGGCACATATAATAAACAATATGATAAAGTATACGAAGGAACATTTACTAAACAGTATGAAGGTGCATTCAATAAACAATACGAAGGATTCTTTATCGGATACTTTAACAAACAATATGAAGGTGCATTTATTGGCCAATATGTTAAAACATATGTAGGACAATATACTGGACAATATACAAAAACTTATCTAGGTCAATACGAAGGAACTTTTGAAGGAGTTTATAATAAGGGTTACGAGGGAACATATAATAAACAATATGAGGGACAATTTGCAGGTTCTAGAACATATGCTGGACAGTATGGTAAAAACTATCAGAAACTTTATAACGTAGCATATGTGAAACAATACTTAGGACAGTTTGAAGGAACAAGAACATATACAGGACAATATACAGCTCAGTATGAAGGCGCGTTTAACAAAACTTATGTAAGTGTAAACTACCAAAGAGCTTATGCTAAACTATGGGCTGGATCAAGAACTTACGATGGCACGTATACAGGATACTATGAAGGGTTCTTTAACAAAACATATACTAAAGCATATGAAGGTGTTTACACTGGATACTATGAAGGAGTTTATGTAGGTGGTCAAAGTTATCAAGGTGTATATGCTGGAGTATATGAAGGAACATTTAATAAGACATATGTAGGTCATTACGAAAAAGCATATGTTGGTCAATACGAAGGAACCTTTGAAGGAACGTTCAACAAAGAGTATATTGGTTCTTATACTAAAACTTATACAGGACAATATACAAAACATTGGGAAGGAGCTTTTGATAAACAGTTTGAGGGTGCGTTCAACAGAGCTTATGAAGGAGCATTTGTAGGACAATACACTAAGACATATGTTGGACAATATGTTGGTCAGTATACTAAAACATATCTTGGATTATATGAAGGACAATTTGAAGGCGCATTCAATAGAGAGTATTCTGGTACTTGGTTAAAAGCATATAGTAAAGAATACGAAGGAACATTTACAGGATACTATTCTAAAAACTTTGAAGGTGCGTTTGTAGGAGTATATGAGAAACAATATGAAGGTGAGTTTACTAAAAACTTTGTAGCAGCCTATGCAGGACTATACACTGGACAATATACTAAAACATACATTGGACAATACAGTCAACAATTTGAAGGTATATTTAATAAACAGTATGAAGGTGTGTTTGAAGGATACTATAACAAAACTTATGAAGGCCAATACACAGGTCAATACACAAAGACATATATTGGACAATATACAAAACAATGGGAAGGAGCATTCAATAGAGAATACTCTGGTACTTGGTTAAAAGCATATAGTAAAGAATACGAAGGAACATTTGATAAAACATATGTTGGCGTATATACAAAACTATATGTTGGAAACTATGATAAAGAATACGAAGGTGCATATACAGGTCAATACACTAAAACATATGTAGGCCAATATACTGGACAATATACAAAAACCTATATTGGTCAATATAGTAGACAATTTGAAGGTGCTTTTGATAAAGCATATGAAGGAATATATGTTGGTAACTTCCAAAAAGTATGGGCAGGACAATACACAGGTCAATATACTAAGACTTACTTAGGATTATATGAAGGTCAATTTGAAGGAACCTTCCAAAGACAATATGTCGGTACGTATTTAAAAATATATGCTAAAGAATATGAAGGCACGTTTACTGGATACTATACACAAAACTTCCAAAAAGAATATACGGGTATCTTCACTAAAACATATGAAGGTGCATATGGAAGTGTATTTGAAGGAATTTATACAAAAGACTATGCAAGGTTATGGGAAGGTTCTTTCAATAAGGATTATACAAAAACATACATTGGTCAATATACTAAAGAATATCAAAAAGAATATACTGGTCAATATGAAGGCAACTATGTGAAGTCTTATACAGGTCAATACGATCACTTGTGGTCAGGATTAACTATAGATAATACTACGGAGAATATATCTACAATTAAATTGTGGTTAAGAGTAGCTTAACTGTTGACCTTATAAATAAAAGCATATATAATTAACAACATTCAACGCGTGAGATAAATTATGACAGAAGAAACTAAAGTAGCAAAAGTACCTCCTGGGATGGAAATAAAGCGTCCTGAATCTATATCAGAAACAAAACCATTAATTAATGTAAAAGATTTTGACTTAGATCCAAACTTACCTATTATTCAATATCCTCATTATACCAATAATGCTAAAACAGAATTGGCTTGTCTTTTAGTAAGACCTGATGGTGCAGCAACAAAAGAATCAAGAATTCCTAGAGATGAAAAACATCCTCTTTATAGAGATATTAAAAGACAGTTTACTGAAGAAGAAATTATTATTAATACTCAAAGAGAAGTTCAAATATCAAAAGCTATGACAAAGTCTCTTGAAGAGAAAAAAGCTCAAGATGATAGAGAAATGATAAGAAGCAAGCTGTGGGAAATTAAAAGTACATTTATGGATATGGACGAAGTAAAGAACAGTGAGAACAAAACATTAAAACGTAACTTGAGAAAAGCTACAAGTTATTATCAAGCACTAGCTTATGGCTGTGCAATTATTATTGAGGAATCTAATAAAAGTGAATAGAGGCTATTTAATGGTAGCCACTTTATCAAAACCTTTTTATGATGCCGCAATAATGGCTGCAGAAAGTCTTATTGATGAAGTGCCTGATGCTAAGATTTGTTTTTTTACACATGAAGATTGGCTGGAAGAAAGACACAAACATTTGTTTGATAAAATTGTAACACCAGTACCAGTACATTGTAGAACAAAATTATGGGCATTACCTCAAACACCATATGATCAAACCATTTATTTGGATGTTGATATTTTTGTGTTAAGTAATGAGATAGAAGAGGTATGGGATCATTTAGGAGATCATGATGTTGTGATGTCAGAAAATAGACCATACAATGCTAAAGTAGTTTACTTCAGTCATGATGAACAAGAAGGTCCTGGTGTACCAGGACGAGAGTTGCAGCATTTTAATCCTGAACATATTAAGCTATATAAAGAAGGCAAGGCTCATAAGTTTAGATGGCATTGTGGAATGTTTGCGTATAATAAAAATGAACGTACACAAGAACTATGGCATCATTGGTTAAAGTGGTATAAGAAACATACCGTTGAAAAAGATACAAGTCCATTTCCTAAGGGACTAATGTATTGGGATACTTTTGCATTCTGGAGAGCTTTATATGAGCAAAAAGAACTAGCAGATAAATTAGATATTGTTAGACTACCAAACGATGCAAAGTATAATTTTGTAACAGGATATAGAGAAACAGAACTTAGAAGTGGTCATGAAAAAGCAGTATTGCATTATACTATAGACCCAAAAGAAGTTAAAAGAGGATATACATATGAAGCAGATATTGACACTGAATACGGATCTTTTACAGATCTTAAATAAATACAGTACATTTATTTCTGAAAACAGACCTGATGAAAAACTTCCTAACTGGAAGACTAAAGGTAAATTTAAACGTGAAGATAGAGCTGAGTTTTCTACATCATTAGAATGTTTAAAAAGTATGAACCATGATACTCATGATGGCTTTCCGCCAGATAGTTTTGGTTATGATATGAATGAACCAACATTAAGAAAAACATTACAACACGAAGGAGATAGATTTACTCCTGATGAAAAGAAATGGATTCAAACATATATTGAAAAATCTCAAGAACTTGATGATGAGTTAGGTACATATATTGGTTATAAGTTTTGTGCACTAAAAATGTTTTATCCAGAAGACGGTTATATTGCTTGGCATACTAATTGGAATGTACCAGGATTTAATTGTCTATTTACTTGGAATCCAACGGGCGAAGGATATTGGAGAAACCTAGACAGTTCAGAAGAAGAGCCTGGATCAATAATTCCAGATCCAGACACCAAGCTAGTTCATATGCAAGATCCAATTGGATGGCATTGCAAATTAGGATACTATGGTAAAAAAGAAGAACATAATAAAATAATGTGGCATTCAGCATATGGCGGTCCTAGAATTACTTTGGGATGGGTTGTATTTGATGAAAACATATGGGCAGACATTGTAGATGAACTTACGAACTGATTACAAGTACGCATTAGTAGAAGAGTATAAAACATATTGGAATGCTTATATGGAAGCTAATGAATTCTATAGTGATCTACTTGGACTAGGAACTGTATTTACAAGACATTTTTTCAGAAGAAAACAACAAGCAAAAGGTCAAACAGGTATTACTGAAATTCAACTTATTGATCAAAATACTTTGTGGTTTATTACATACGGTAAAACAAAAAGAGCTTTAGATTGTTTAATAGACTTTAATGAAAAAGAAATATCAAGACTAGCAGAAGATAATAGGATAATGACAGAAAGAAAGATTATCCCTTTGAAGTAGCCTGTCAATCTACCCTTTGTTATAAATACTTCAGTATATGTAGGAGTATTTAGATGGCAACTAGAGTTAATATTCTAATAGACCAAGGTACTGACTTTACAACGTCAGTAAATTTAACAGACAGTAATGGAGCACAGTTAGATTTAACTGGAATGACTGCCGCTTCGCAAATTAGAAAAACTCATTCATCATCTAATGCAACCAGCTTTACTACAGCCCTAGCTAACAATACGGGCACACTTACTCTTTCACTTAACAACTCAGTGACATCTAGCCTTAGTGCTGGAAGATATGTATATGATGTAGAGTTGACTGATTCCTCAAGTGTAGTATCAAGAATACTAGAAGGAATAGTAACAGTAACACCGGAGGTAACCAGATAATGGCTAATACTCTATTCAATCAAACTTCATCTAATATCAAAGTAAGTATAGGCGGAAGTGGTGGCATACAAGGCGCTACAAGTTCTAACACAATAACATTGACAGGGAGCAGTTCAGGAAAAAATAAGATTGCTGATATGCTTGATGTTAATGACTCAACAGAAGTAGATGGAGGTACATTAGTATACGATGCCGCGGCAGACGAATATGTCTTAAAAGCATTGCCAATTGATGGAGGCACATTCTAGTGTCAAATACTGTTGTACAAATTAAAAGAAGTAATACTACAGCCACTCCGGCTAATTTAGTCTATGGTGAATTAGCCTATTCATTAGTTAGTAATAATTTATTCATTGGAACAGATGCTAACACTGTCATTAAGATTGGCGGTGGAAGTGACGTTGCTTTACTCAATGTAACTCCAGGTATACTTACAAACAGTGCAGCATTAGTAGTTAACAGTACTGGTGGAGTAGACACATTAACAGTAGGTACATTTACTGTAGACTCTCAGACATCAGAAAACTTAGATGTAACGCAAAACGTAACTGCTAATATCTTTACTTCAAATACTATAACATCTGGTAATGGTAATTTTACAGATGTAAACGTATCTAATACATTAACAGTAAACGGAGATATAGTTTTAAGAGGCGATAACATTTCACTTGGTGATGGTGGAGATGTTATATCATTAGGTGCATCAGTCAATAATAATATTGTGCCTACAACAGATGATACTTTTACATTAGGAACATCATCACAAAATTACAAAACAGTTTTTGCAAATCAAGTCACATTAGGCTCTGCACCATCAAATGATACTGATGCAGCTACAAAAGCATATGTAGATAACGTAAGCGCATCATTGATAGGTAACGCTATTTCTATTGGCGTTCCAACAGATGGAATATTTGCTAATGGACAAGGTTCAGGAAATATAGAAGGCGCAGTAACATCATTATCAAATACAACAAGTGTTGCTGATGCTATTGATTCTATGAACGAAGTAATGTTCAACATACATCAACAAACATATGTACGTGACGTAGTAGTAACATGTACATCAGGAAACACAGGTGGTGCACCTTTAACTGCAACACTAACAATTAATGTCGTTGGAAACGCCAACGCATTTGATATCAACTGGGGGGATGGTAGTTATACCAACAATACGTCTGATTCGACGCCATCTCATACTTATACTGATAACACCAACTCCCCTTTCGATATTACTGTAACAGCTAAAAACACTGGAGCATTAGGTGAGGGTAATTCAGCATCTCAATCAGTTACAGATTTAATTACATTGTACACAGCAGATCCAAATGCTGACTTTGATATCTATAATGTATCATCAGGAGGCTCAGAGATTACTGAGGCAAATACAAATGAAATTATTTACTTGGATAACGAAACAACTAACGCAAATGACGTTACAGCAACTTTCTTTATTCGTTGGGGTGATGGTAGTAATGATTCCGTTGCCAACACAAGCGTCGCAGGTGGAACACAAGGAGACAGAATCTCACATACATACACATCTGGGACTGGTACGGGGTCAAACACCATACAGTTATCAATCAACACACATTCGACAGCAGATCCGTCTGCATTGCCAGACACAGCATCGAAAACAATTAAAATCTTCGATACATCGATTGCAGCACCAGAAGGACTGTCGGGCAAATCATTCAGCCTTACTTCTTCATCCGTTGGCAGTTCACCGAAGCTCGCACAGGGACATATCGATCATTCTTCAGAGAGTACACTCGGAGAGGGAGATTCTGTTACAAGATATACCACTACAGGAGCAATCGAAACAAGTGGAGAAGCAAACTCACAAGTAGTATACAATGCTGGTGCAGGAGCTTTATCAGCTATAGTAGATGGTGCTGTTGATGGAACTATAAACTTTACATCTGGTGATGATACAGGTTCAAATGCATCAGTAGTAGTTGTAGATGAATTAGATTTCTATAACTTTGATAACTTAGGTAGATCAATTAGTTCAGCTAACAGAAGATATGCACCAGGATTATATAGTGGATTCAGAGCAAGAATATCTAAGTCTAGTGTAGCAACAGGTTTACACACATACAAACTATCTCATAGCACAGCAGGTAATACTTCTGTATTACAATTTGTAAAAGACAACTTAACAGGAACACCAGTAGTAAACTTAAGTGGAACTACCGTGACACAGAATTCTGCAGGTACGTTAGCGTACGTGTCCGGTATTCCTTATTATACAAATGATGCAACTATTAATGTTGTAGGTGCATTAGTAAGCAATGTTGCTGGACAAACATATAAAGATGATAGTACTCCTTTTAATTTTTATAGTGGTACTAATGTTGAAGGAGATAGTGGTTCAGCTTTCTCAACACAAACTAAGGATTATACGATTCTACCACCAGGTTCATTAAGTAGCGGCAAACCAAAAGCCAATACTGGGGTAGGTGCAAATGTAACAATTGATACATTTCAATTATCAGTCAATGGTGGAGGCCGTAGAGTAGAAGGCTTTGCCATGAATATGGAGAACGTAAATGGAGCGGGAGCAAACGTACAGTATGCGAATACCAAAATTGCCGTCTATAATGGAACTTCCAGTGGTGTTAATGAATCTAGTATTCCAGTATCTGATAGCTTGGGTGCTGGTTTCGATACAGATGGTTTAAGAATTGTAACTGGATGGTCTGGATCAACTCCAACATTTAATAGCGGTCAAGATTATTATGCATCTAACAATTGGTCAGGTGCAGTAACTATTGCAGGAACAGATGAAGCAGTAGTTAGATATGGAAATCTACAACACTATGATACAGACTTATCTAGTGGATACTTACCAGTTGGACCAGATTTGAATACAGGTAGATCAGGTTCACAATACTTTAGATTTGCATTTAAAAGAACTACAATGTCTAACTTTACTGTGAAACTAACTGGTAAGGTTTCTGGTTTCTTTATTGCAGCACCTAATACAGACATTGATGATACATCAGATTCTAATGGTTGGTTAAATGCATCAGCAACATATGCAGGTGCTGGTACTCCAGGAGCAAATACAACAGCTGGAGGTAACGGATCTGATGGTTGTGCATTTACATCTGGTGATAGAATTATAGATGGAACAACATATAGCAATCAAGGATTTACATTAACATTAGGTGATCAGAATGCTTCTGATTCATATAACAATCAAATATTAGTAGGAATTAAATTAGATGATGGTGACTACTTATCACAGTTGGAGGTTGAATAATGGCAATATCAGATAGCCAAAAGGTAGACCTGCTATGGAAAAAAGTTGGATTTAGTAAAGCTAAATCAGATACCAATGCAAATAAAAAAGCACCTAACGAAGCAATAGTATCAGACTTAATTATTAAACCAGCAGAGGTATGGTCTGATGTAGGAAGTATTCCTTCAACAATTCCAGCAGCAAATACAACTGTACTTAGAATATATACAGAACTAGAAACAACAGAAGACGGAACAGCAACAAATAACAGAACATGGAAAACAGGAACAACTAACTGGGTACCACCAAAGTTTGGTTCTACATATCAATTAAAAGTATATGTAGATTCAGCTGGATCAGGTAATCCAGCATCTAATGGTACGCAGTTATTTGAAACAGGTTCAGGTAACAATGATGAATGGTACTTTGATTATCAATCAGGTATATTAAACTTCATTGGATCCAACTTACCTTCAGAGGTATCTGATGGTAACAGTATCTTTGTATCAGGTGCAAGGTATCAAGGTAATACTTTTGCAACAGGTATCAAAGATGTAACATTATATAATGCAACGATTGATAGTTTAGCATCACCATTGAAGACAAGTGATGGTGGTACTGGATTAAACACATTTACAAATAAAGGAGTATTCTATGCAAGCAATACTTCTACAATGGCACAAGTGACAGGTTCAAATGGACAAGTCTTACAGATAACTTCAGGCGAGCCAAACTTTGATGATTTAG